GCACCGTCATCCGATGCTGTTCCGATTGCTGCAGTGAACAAATAACGATAATCCGTATCGGCGGTCAATGTAGAATCCCGGCGGTACACTTCAAATGCTGTTGCAACTGCTCCTGCTGGGCTTGTTCCGCTATCAGCAATCACAAATACAACTTTCTCTCCGGCGTTCACTGCAACATTTTGTGTTGCCGCAACTACCGATGGAACTGATTTTTGTCCGTATTTATTTACTGCTACAATCGCATAATCATACGTGCCGGGAACCAATGTTGAATTTGCATCAACGGTTGGTGTTACGCTGGTAACTGTCGGCGTGGCTGGCGGTGTGTCTCCTGATACTACGAATGCTCCCCCTGCCATGCGTGGGAACTTGCGGGGATTAAGGAACATATCGGGACGTATTGGAGCCATTCCTCCATCATAAATCAATTTGTTTGCTTCTACGCCTTGGATTTGGGAAGGTGAATCTCCCGTGACCATGTAGCGTTTTTCTTTCAGCAATTCATTCTTGTAATCGTATCGTGCATTGATGCCCATATACAATCGCAATTTATCCGTGTAACCGGAAACGCTTTGAATGACCTGTACACCTTGGTTGAATTTTTCCAAGGAAGGTCGGTAACCGTGCATGTCAATGATGTTTGTACTGACAATTGAGCCTGAATCGAATGTTTCAACGGCTTTGTAGAATCCATTGAATTCTGTGGAAACTAATGTTTTGTCTCCAAAGTATGAAAGAACATTCAATTTCTTTTTGATGGCAAGAAGTTTCATACGGTTCTCTTGTTCAATTGCAGATACCATATTCTTTGCCTGTTGGATAACATTGGTTACCTGACAAACGGCTCCAATGTATTTGATCTGTTCAAAACGGCGTGAATAATCATCGTCTTCTTGTGGCGGTAAGCCTCCCTCAAGATACGTGAATGCTTCAGCAACATCGTTGATCGTGGTGTATTGTTCAACGGTGGAGTTCGCTGTTTTCTTTGCAGATAACAAGTCGTTTGCCATTGCTGTTGACTGTTCATTGAATACCAAATTTTTAAGGTCTGGTTCAAGTGATTCTAAACGGAATGCGGTTCCGTCTGCCATTGTTGCCGGGTCAACATCGTAACCAATGGATAATGCTTTACGGATTGCTTCAATCGGATTTGCACTGGTCAACATTTGCAACATACTTTGTGGCATTGCCGATGCTTCCAGTGATCCCGATGGAGAGATAATCTCGTCTGGGAAAAGTAATTCGTTCATGGTGTAACTCCTAAATGATAGTGATTAAAAAAAATAAATTTCTATTACTAGTTTTCTACTGCGTACGAAAAACTTCCAAGTGCATCAGCAATTTCTTTTCTCATCCCTTTGTTGATTGCTGACAATCCTTGCACCTTAAAGTTTTGCTGTGCAGTGAAATATGCAGCACCTTGTTCTCGTCCGAGTTGTTCCCCCCGGTCTACAAGGAATCGTTCAATCCGTTTTACTGGAATGCCTTTGATAATCCGGTCTGTTTCATTCAGTTCAGTTTGTTTTGAATCAACTGAAAGAGTTCGCAATACTGCTGGGTCGGTGGTCGATCCTGCTACAGATTTTTTAACTCCCTGCATGATTGCGGTTACACGGTTAATGGTATCATCGCTGGTACCCTGGATTGTTGAAAGTTGTGTTGCCATACTTTTTACAATTCCAAAAAGTTCTTGCATTGCTTCTGATTGTGCAATCATCGCTTTTGCAATTGATTGGTTGCTGATGTTTTGTTCGGTCTGCAGTCCGTAGACACTTTTTTGAATTGCTACAACGGCTGCTCCGCCGTCAAATGGCTGATCTTCTGTTGATGCTTCGTAATTCGCAAAAGATTTTTTGATTTCAATGTCTGCTCGGATAAGACTTGTTTCAACTTCCGATGTCCGGGCAAGTAATGCATTGATCGGCTCAAAAGATTTTTTGATGAAAGAAAGTGCTGCATCGATTCCCTTTTCAATTGATCCGGTAACCGTATTGGCTTCTTCTGCCAATTGTGCATTCCACAAGCGTGTCGCTTCGTCTTGTGCTTCTTTACCTTTCATGCCTTTTGTAATGCACTCGGTATGTGCATCTTGGATAGATTTGTATTTACGCATGGTTCTTACTCCTTTGGTTTGTGATTTTTTATTACTTATTAAACTTTCTTTCTTTAATGCTTCTCCGTCTGTCATTGTCGCTGGATTAACATCATACCCTGCACTCAATGATTTTGCAATTTTATTATTTTCGTGTTCCATTATTTCTGCGTATGTCCCTGCATCTTGCGGTGTTGGTGAAACTACAATGCTGATAACTTTGCCGGCGTAATTCCCGTTCTTGTCTGCATATTTTCCATTTACAGTTTTTTGGATCGGGACTGCCTCAATTGAAAATCCAATTGTCTTCTGTTGCTTCGGATATTGTTTGTTAATGAGTTCAATATCTTTCATCATCTTAACAATGTCCTGAGCTTTCTTATTGCTCGGGTACAGTTGGGCTTCAATGATTTCATTTGCTCCATCGGCACTGCGTGTACGGCTTAATACTTTGCCGATATAATCTTCCGGCTCTGGGACGTTTGCAGTGATTGAAGTTGTGTTCTTCGATTTGTCAATTGTGATTGTTGCGGGTTTGTGTTCGTAAAGTAAGTTTTGAGTTTTATCAAAATAACTCCAGTCCATCTTGTCCATCATTGGAGTCTCACCTTGTTCATCTTTTGCTTTACGTAAAACTACTCCTCTGATCCTAAATCCATCCAATGGATTTGAAGATACGGCTTTGATTATTTCTACGTTTCCAAAAATTTTGAACGGGGTATTTTGCATTGTCTCAAAGATTGTGTTTGTGGTAAAACTTACAGAACAAAAATACAATGTTGGAATTATAGAAATTAGGTTAGTTTTTAATAATTCCTATTCTTGACATTCCAGGCTTTTTCTTATTCCGATAAAGTTTAAGCCCTTAACTTTTGACTTTTTTATCTGGGTTGCATAATGCTCCTTAACATCGTTTCGGATCGTCTGTTCGGAAACGTCAAATTTTTCAGATAATTCTTTGATGTTATCTCCTTTGAATGACTTACTGATGGATAACCTTCTCATGGCAAGTGCGTATTGATTAAGATATACCCTGCCTATATCATCCTTATTGATGCTTTTATTTATTTCGTGGAGTAGTAATGCTTGGGCTTCTACTCCTCCGGGAACATACTTTTCAATGATCGATTGGATCTCGTTGAAGTTTTGATTGAATTCTTTTTCATTACGCTTAGCCATAGTTATCGTCCGTTGAATGTAAATCGTTTTGATAAATTGAATATATGAATTGTGGCATTGAATGACTTTTCAATCTTCACTTCCGATGTTACTCGTTTTCCTTCCTTTGGTTTATCCTGTCCAATATTTAATTCTTTGATTGCTACTTTCCAAAGTTCATCAATCGCTGCGTTGATCTTCTTTCGTTCTTCTCCCTGGGGATATGTTAATCCCAATGATACTGCATCCCATTTTCCATCTGGTTTTGTTACATCGTTTCCACTGACAAGATAATTGTTGTACATCCCTTTTTCTTCTAACTTGTCCTGGATAAATGATTCCGTTGCTCGTGCAAATAATTCTAATGGACGGCTCCAATAGTCGCTCTTAAAATTTTGTGCGTTCTTATTAAATCTTGTTGTGCTTGTTCCGATTGGAATTGTAATTGGCTTCCCCTCTAGTTTTGCAAGATATTTATAATAATCAGCGTTGAACCTATAGCGTTTTATTTCTTCAATTGCTCCCTGCAATCCTTTTTGGTCGTACGTTCTTTTTATCGATGGATAAGAATGTTTCCCGTCTGGTTCAAATACTTTTTCTTCTACATAGTCCCCTTTATAAATTGCATCCATGACTTTATTCATCGCTTTACCAATTGGTGTATCGTTGGATTTTTGATGCGATAAAAACATATTGTCCCGTGTACCTGTTTCTTTCATTCCCGCAAAGAGATGGTCAAAGTAGTGATGAAATTCATGTGCTACTGCTCCATCGCCGTTTGTTTTTGTGAGATTAATAATCTTTGCCATTGATTCATAATGCGCTCCTGCTTTTCCGCTCCACCGTGCTCCAAATGCCATGGATAGATTACCCATCTTATTTATTTTTGTCATATCTATTCCAAGTGCATCTTCTAAATCATAGATGCTTGCAATGAAATGTTTTACATGCTCTTTGGCTTCTTCATCTTTTACATAGTTTCCAAATTGTACAGAGTTGAATCCCAAATTATTTTTGATTGCCTCTGGTGTTACATCTGAATTTTTAACTTCTCTACCGTTCACTCGCTTAATATATGCAAGGGGTGGATTGTCGTGTATCTTCATTTCTCCTTGTGCTCTATCGGTTGCTTGCCGTTCTTTCTTTTCGTTCCATGTCCAGTCGGATTGTCGTGGTGCATAACGTGGTCTGTCTTTAATCCAGTTCTCAAATGAAAGAAGACTGTTATCTAATTTTTTGTATACCCTATCCTTATGATCCTGGATAAGTTTTGCGTATTTATCCGGTTCTTCTTTTTTCATTTTATTCAACTGATTACCGTTGAAGGTATATTTTACCATGTAATCATCTTTCGTTTCTCGTTCCCATTCTTCCGGGGTACGTGTTGCAAGTCGCTCTTTTGTTTCTTTAATGTTATTGGTTCTAGCCTCTATATATTTTTCGTATTTTTCTCTGGATAGTTTTTCTGGGAATGCATCGTATAAAATTGCTTTGCTCCAATTTTCTGCTGCTGAATCTGTATTCTTAGCAATCAGATTAAGGAATGTTTTCCCCAGATAATCTTCTACTACGGTATCTTTACTGCCGATTAAAAATACTTTGTTTCCTCCTCGGTATGAATATAATCGTTCAAAAGTGTTTCGTCCAATATCATCTATTTCATCTATGGACTTGGCTGCATCAATTTTCTCAAATAGTTTTGGAATAAGTTCTACGTATGCTTTTCGTGCTTCAGGATTATTGGCTGGCTTTGCACTTACTGCCTCGTGGAGTTTTTTCTTTAGGAATACTAGCCCTGCATCTTCTCCGTCTAATCGCCGTTGCTCTACGTCAATGTCTGGGAGTATCCTGTCCTTGGTTACAACTTTGAAAGCTGTTGCATTGTCCATGTTGTCAAGGTCTGTTGAAGTAATAGCCCTGATTGCTGCCATTTCCTTTTTTGATCCCCCTACTCTTTTACCTGCATCTTTGAAGGATTTATTTTCTTGTTTCTCGTCCAATTTCTGTTCAACTATTGTATGAATATCTTCCTTCTTTGCGTGTAGGGTTGGATTGACCATTCTATCCCGTTGGGCTTTGTCTTCGATGTTCTTATCAATTGCGGTAAGGAATGCATCAATATCTTTTGCTACTTCCAACTTCTCTTGAGAGTTCTTTGCGCTGGATGTTCTTTCAGCAAGTTTCTCCATTGCTTTACGTTCATCTGCATTTAGGAACTTCAATTTTGGTTTTAATGATAATAGTTTTTCTTTCAATGCTTTTGCATCGAATTGATTTTCTTCTTGCTTTGGTTCGGTTGGTTCTGGTTTCGATTCCTCTTTTGCTATTTTTTTTAACTGAGATATATCAACTTCCATTTGATCTATTTTGTCTTTTGGCTTTCCTACAATGACGGCTTTATCCCCGTTGTATCCACGGAAATTTACTTCATACTCTTTTCCATCCTTGCTGGTAAATGTTGCTTTCTCCCCTACTTCAAATGTTGGATGTTCTTCTTTTTTGTCTTCATCCACTCTTTCCCATCGATGGTTTTCATTGAGTCGGTATGTGTGGCCGTCTTCTTGTTTCGTGTCACCTACTTTGTGTTCGGGTTCTATGACGGTACCATCTTTATTAAATTCTACTCCCTTCATTGCTTGAGAGAATCCTTCAAATGTATCAGCGTTGGTAGAATTTTTTTTATAGTCTTTATATGCTCTTTGTTTTGCATCTTCTGATAACGAATCAAAAGAATTATCTTCTAATTCTTTGTGTTTGGGTTCGGCTGGTGTCGTTTCCTGTTTGATAAGGTTCCCCTGAGAGTCATATTTGAATCCAGTTGGTGCGTATTGGTTTTCATCAAAAAACTTTTGTTCTTCTGGGGTCAATGGACGTTTATCATTTATTTTTGCATCAATACGGTCTTCAATGCTTTGGTCTTTTTCATCCATCTGTAATTGATCTTCAAATTGCTTGTTGTTTTTTTCCTGTTCTAATCGGCGTTGCTCTTTTTCTTCAAGTGATTTTTGTTTGAATTCTTCCTGAGCTGATTTGCTTTCATTGTTTTGTAACTGTTCATATTCTTTTGAAAGTTCTACTTTTCTATCAATTGATAGTTTTTTTGCTGTGGCTTCCGTTAATCCTTTTGATTTAAGGAATTCATTGGTTGTTGTAAATTTATATTCTTTCTTCTCCTGGGGTTCGGCTGGTTCTTCTTTTGTTTTATTGACATGCATTTTAACCGTAGGAATTGAAGTTACTTTCCCATGGTCGTTATAAATGCTTTTATTCCATGTTGTGATCTCTGAATCTGCATCGGTTTTATATTTCTCGTAAATTTGTTTTGCTTCTTCTTCGGTCAAGTTCTCATGTTCCGTGGTTGGCTTGTTGCTCTTATGAACGACAAATACCCTATGGTTTCTTTCTTCTTGATTTTTTTTATCGTTGACTTTTTTATTAACGGCTTCGGATAATGGATCGGCTTTTTCTTTATTGCTCTGACTAAATAATGAAGATTTAGCATCTTCAATTTTTTTTATATCCTCGTGGTCATTAATTGCTTTTGGTGAAACTTCTTTGCCCTCAGATATAGCTTGCTGTGTTCTGATCTTATGTGAGTTCTTTGCAAGTTGATAAGACTTATCATTTTTGTTTTTACTGATTGGTGTTAATCCATTAGGAATTCTTGAACTGTTAAGTTTATTAATATATTCATCAACTGATAATTCGTATGCTTCTTTTTCTTTTTGATTTAAGTTTTTACCATTGATAGATGTAATGTCATCTTGTTCTACCCAAGTCTTAAAGATGGTATGATCTTTTCCTTTCTCACCGTTATCGTATTTTATTTCGTATTCCCTTTTACCTTCTTTGTTAATTTGTGAATTTTGAACAATCCATTCCGCTTTATGTTCATCATCGGTAAAACGAATTTTATCTCCGTGTTTTGCAATCGGTTCTTTTGATTTATCTTCTTCAACCTTTTTCAGTGATGGAATTTTCTTCTTCGCTATCTCCGGTATCGGTTTCCCTTCTTTTGCCATCTGGTGTAACTCGGCGTGTGTATGCCATCGTGGTTTCCCAATTGTAGTTTCAAGAAATATGTAATACTTTCCGTTCTCACTTTTCAAGTCTCCTATTCGCGCTTCTTTATCGGTCTTTGGTTTGTCAAAGTTTAGCCCTGTTGTTTTCTTCGGTGTTGACGCTGTGAACATGTCAAGTTGTGATTTGCGGAATAGTCTTTGGAAGAAATTCATTTCATACCTCGTTGGAGTTTACTGAGTTTAATCAGTCCTTTGATTTGTCGCTTGTTGCCGAATGCCTGACGTTTCTTGGTTGCTACAAATTTTTGTATCTGTCGTTTTGCTCGGTCATTCTTAGTCATCTACATCTCCGCTAATTGTAGAACAAGTTGCATAATGTCCTCATCGCTTTCATCGCAATATCCTTCAGCAACAACTTTCCCTATTGATCCTGTTGCATTTATACTCCCTCGCATTACTGGAGTTATTTTCCCCGCTGCCTTTATTTGTGAACGTTCTGCAGTTACTTCAATTCTTCCTTTAATTTCTTTTTGAAGTTCTTTCCATTCTCTATGATATGCACCTATATCCCCTTGGTCTGTCTGATTAAATACTTCTCCTATTGCATCCGATGTTTCTGGGGCTGAAATAATTTCAATCGATCCCCGGAATACCTGAATCTGAAACGCATTATCCTGAAAAGCATTTTGTTGAAAGGCTGTTTGCATAAATTATGGTGCTGTTGCTGAATATTTAATTTGTTGATCTGCTGTTAATGTTGCATCGAAATAATAAAATCTTGGCGTTCCGGCTGAATTGATAACCCAAATTATTTTATCACTTTTCATATACGAGCGCATTTGTGTATTGGATGTCGGATATGTTGGTGTTGTCGTGCGTTCATTGATAGTAAAGGATGAATCACTTACAATATTATTGTGCGAAGTAATTAAGCCAGAAGATAAACTTGCTGTCGTTGTAATTGTTGTCGCTCCAATTGCTAAGTCAGTTGCCGACGATGGAACTGCGCCAGAACTATTAACATTCAATGCTAAACCCTTATTCGATTGAATATCAAGGTATGCCGATGCTTCTGTTGCATTGTATCGCCAAATATGCTGACCGAAAGCAGTAGTTGATTGTCCTATCTTGAATATTGATAACTCATTTGAAGACGATAAATTTATCACCGATCTATTTGATACTGTTCCGCCTAAATCAACGTTACCTACTAATAATCCAACTACGCCTCTTGAAGCAAAAACTCCTGTTGTTCCAACTAATCCACCTGTTAGTGTCATTTTATTATCTGCCGTATCAATCAAAACTGCATACGTTGATAGACGGTTATTATAAATTCCCCATTGTTTTGTTGTTGTTCTCTTTAAGGTTTGCCACTGTAAAAAACTATTCGAATAAAAATTCAATGCTGTTTGATTAAATTCTGTTGTCGAATTAAGATTTAATGTTGGTGTGCTACTATTGATTTGCACGGTTGATGTAAGCGTTAAAGAACCAAGAGAACCTGCGCCTGTTGTTGTGATTGTATTTGAACCAAGACTAAGAGCACCCGACAATGTTGTTGCCCCTGCCCTTAACACTCCCGTTCCACTTGCACCTACTTTCAATGAGTCATTAGCTACTATCTCATCACCACCAGAGGTTTGGGAGAGTCCTGAATTACCGAGTGTTGAAGTTCCCGTAAACATTGGAAAAGTATTTGTTGTTCCGCTTCCACCTATCTTAGAACTGAATATTGAGAAGTCTGAATATTTTAGAAATCCAGTCATTGATGCTGTTGCATACTTTGTTTATCATTCAATGGCTTTTCAATCTGCACTTGTGAAGCACAAGAGCATAGCGTTGAAGCCAATAGAATGGTGTAGAATAGTTTTTTCATTATTTTTTCATTATCGCATAAGAAACTACTTCATTGTATTTATAGCGAATATACAGTGTATCGGTTGAAGGGATATTCCAACTCGGTATTGTATCTGCAACCGCAAGCGTAACAAATGAACCTTTGTTCACAGAGATAGCTACCTTACCCGAAGTTGTCAATCCTGACACATATACCTTTGCAATACCACCAGAAGGTATTGTTGTTGTTCCCCCGTTTGTTCCGAATGTTGAAAGACCTGTTGTGGTCAAATTAACAAGTGTCCCAAGCCCCGTTGAATCAAATTTAATTACAGGTGTCGTAGATGCAGACCGTTCAATCTGCATCACCACAGCAGTATTTGTTGTCCCTTTTAATCTAATTGTCGCGCCAGTATTTTCATTTGCAGAGAAAAGTAAATTTCCGCCAGTTCCAGCACTTCCAAGTCCATTTGAGTAAATATCAAAACTTGCCGCCGTTGAATTACCATCGTTATCAATCCCAAATCGTATGTTACCGCGAGACGAAGAATATAGTCCACCACCCTGCGTCCAAATAGACTGCGTCCCAACTCTTTCCGTGCCAACCGTTCCATCTAAAGTTATTGTAGCAGTGTTTCCTGCATTTACAATTATATTACCACCGAAATTAGAAGAATCACTCGTATATTGAGTTCCATTTACGTATAGATTGTAACTCGTATTCGTTGTATCGTTAATTGATAATCTTCCATTTGAAATGTCGCCAAACAGTATTGGCATAGCAGTATTACTGTTTCCAATCCATAATTTATTTGAATCTGTTCTCCAATACCCAGAGCGATAGCCAAGATAAATGTTACTAATTCCCTGCTTGTTGTTCATTCCAGATTCTTTTCCAATTTCAACGTTTGCATAGCCAGTTGAGTCACCATATCCAGAATATTTTCCAATAAATACATTACCGTGTCCGTCAACATTGTTAAAACCAGAATTATGACCAACCATCGTATTTTCTGCATTTATAGTATAATACCCTGCGGACTTACCTATAAACACATTTGTATTGGATGTATCAAGCATATAACCTGCGTTAGCTCCAATTAAAACATTATCGTGTGCAGACGTAATGTGATAACCAGCATAGGAGCCGAATAAAGCATTTGCTGTCCCACCCGAAGTTAATCCACCAGCCGAATATCCGAACTGTGTATTGCTTGAATTTGTAAATAAAGATTTTACTCCTCCGAAGTAAACAAATCTATCGTTTAACAATTTTAGAGTATCGTTAATAAATACAGCTTGAGTCCTCCCCCTAATTGTATCTACATTAAAACTGCTAAAATAATCTCTCGCTGTATGATACTGTGAAGCATCCCAGATACCTATAGCATTTTTGAATGGTATCTTTGTTGTATCTGCGTTTGGTGTTACGGTATGCAAGGCATAACTTACGTTTATTCCAAGACCAGGGGCTACGATTGCGGAATCAGCTTTAACAGCAATTGATGAACTCAAATAGGCTGTATCAATTTTTGTCCCCTGCCAAGTTGCAAGTGAAATTGTATCTGAATTAAAATTTAATTTTCCTGTTATTAAATCATGTCCTATGTTTTTATATGAAAGTGAATGTTCGTCCCATAATTGTATCGTTGCACTAAATCCGTAACTATGCGAACCAAACTTTGTTAAACCTCCGAGAGTATTTATACCCGTAAATGTGTTGTCTTGATTTTTATAGGCTGTAAATATATTCATGTGTGTGGAGTCAAGTCTTGCTCCATTCCAGATATAATTTCCGATGACTAATGAGTCCGTCCCTCTGAATAGATAGACTTCGTTTGCCTGTGCCCCTGTACCTCTTGTCCATTGTGAGAATGATAAAGAAGTAAATAGCAGTGTAAGGAATAAGATTTTTTTCATTTTGTTGCTCCTGATTAAATTAGTGCTATACAATTATCCATCCGATATTTAATCCTGCATCATCGGCTGTACCTAGAGATGTGATTGTGAAGTCTATTCCGGGATTAACGCTGGATACATAAATGGCCATGTTGCTTCTTCCCGATTGTCGTGTTAAAAATATTTTTTCTGCAATGGTTACTTCCGTATTTGTTACTACTGCCGTACCGTTTACATCCAAGGTTGCAATCCCGTTGGTTATATCGTGTTCATCATTCCAGTTGGATGGCCTTACTATTGTCGTGTCTGTTGAGTCTGGTATTTCACTATGGAATTTATGCTTAATCATTTGTTACGCTCAGTGTTTTGGAAGTGTATACGTGAATGAATTTATTGACACTCGTGATCCTACTCGGATATCAACATCAGTCATAACTAAATTTGCATTTGATAATCCTACTGAACCGTCAAATAAAACTGTTGATCCATCTGATTTTAATATTCTGAACCAAGTTGCCGTCCCCGTGTTGTTTGCCGATGTATCATCTACAATTGTGTTTGCTGTTAATACTCCTCCGATGGCCGATCCAAATGCAGTTGGACTTAATCGTAGTTCTGATAGTAATGTTTGAGATGAAATTGGAGTATCGGCACTTACTGGCTGCACTCCGTTGTATATTCTCAAATATCCATTGTTGGCTAATACTGCAAGTGCATTAAGTTGTGTGTTTGCTGCGATGTTAGAAATATTTGAATTTAGCATAACCGTTGTTCCTTCTATTTATTTTGTTCTTTGATTGTGGCTCCTGTTATTCTGCCTTTATCATCCCGTGTGAATGTTACGGTTTTAATTGTTTGTCCTTTTTTGGGTTTGTCTTGATTGCTGACTTTATTCATTAGTGTTTCAATTTGTGATTGAAGTTTTTTAATGATACCACTTTCTGGATGTTCTTGAGTTTCCATAGCATTTACTTTCTTCTGTTTTACTGCCGTTGTTTTATCGCCGTTGTATAGCCACTCTTTGAATTCTTCCATATCCATTTCTACAATGCTTCCAATTCGTTTTATTGCATCATCGGAGTAACTTCCTTTATAAAGTTTTAGTGCTCTCTTTTCGTCCGGTGTTGCAATGATGACTTTGTGCTCGTCAAATACTTTTGTCGCTGGGTTTATTTGATTAACGATAAATACTTTTTCGCTCTCAGGATCGCTTCCTATGAATACATCAATTTCATCTTTGTCTTTTCCTTTGATCTGTACGCTGTCTGCATTCTTCTCTTTGAAGTAACCATAGTCTGCAGTCATCTTCACTTTCCACTCTTTGCCGTTGTGGTCTTTCCCGCTTCGGAATGATCCTTTTGGATTTTCGATTGCTATCTCTAATCCGTGGAGTGTTACCGTACCCTTTTTGTAGTTGCCGGCTTCTTTTTGTGCTTCGCTTGGATTGGTGTTTGTTTCCTCTCGTGCTTGGAATAAGTTTTTAATGAATTCTGTAACCTGATTAATTGACTTTGTAATGTCGGGATTTGTAGGATCGAATGTCCCTGCGTTTCCTGTCGCTGATTTTATTTGTTCTGAATCTAGCGCAACAAATACCTTATCTTTTTCCGATGTATGTCCTATAATAAATCCGTCAAATCCTTTTTCTTTTGCCATTTTCGAGAATGATATTTCATCATCGGTATCTATAATATTTTTTACTTTTTCATCATACTCATTACTAATCTCATTGAAATCTTCTTGGGTTCCAGGATTTTCTATTTTTAGATAAACTGGCATTACGTTTGACCCTTCTTTTTCTCCTGCAAAATTATTCACATAATTCAAGTCTTCGGTAAACCAAAATGCATCAATATCTTTTAGATTATCGTATCCAAGTTCAGAAAAATTATTTGTGGTTCCATGAAATACTCTTAATGGTTTCCCATTCTCATCTACTACCTTGGAACCTTGGAACCATTTCTTAAATGCTTCGGTCTCTGTGATGCCGTTGGATTTTTCTTGGTCTGCATCTTTAAGCAACATGTAAGATTCAATTGCTTTTCCTTCTGGTGAAAAATCTTCCCCTATAGGTAGGTGAACTGCATCAAATCCCTTTTCCTTTAATGCTGATATTATTTTATCGGCTCCATGATAGGTTTCTGGACTTACTAACCAATACAATGCTTGTTCTTTTGCATCGGTCAATCCTAATTCCTCGGCTGTTGAAAGTATATCTTCCTTTTCTGCAAGTTTATTGAAAGTGAAGTTTTTCTTTTCAAGTTTTCCATCCTGATCCAATGTTGAATATTCCTTGGCTGCCGATTTATCGGGTGTATACCAATTACCGTTCTTGCCTCCTCGGTATAGGGTTAATTCTTTTGGTTTGGATATTTTCTTTTCTCTCGCTTCATCACGTTCTTTCTTGGCTCGTGCTTGCTCTCCAAGTTCGGATTTTCCATTCTCTTTATATTCTCCTCCGATAACAAATCCAGTTGTATCAACTTCATCCCAGTTTACATTTTCCATCTGAGCGTGAATCTTTGCTTTATCATCTGTTACTACTTCTCCGTTTTTCAGTTTGACTGCTGTGACTGGTTTTGCAACTATCTCCTTCGGTTCTGGCATTGGGAAATCGGGTTTTGGTTCTTCTGTATCAATTATTTCTTCTCCTTCAGATAAATCCTCTATTTGTTTTTCAATATCATAAATCTTATCCGTTATTTCATTAAAAGAATCATCTGGCAATTCTTGACGTTTTTTCTCTCGATCTTCCTTATTCCAATTTTTGCTGTTCTCTGTAAAGTCATCAAATTGTATTTGCATCTCGCTTTGTTTTTTTCTTAACAATTCTAATTCATCCGCTAACTTTTTATACTCTGGATTTTGAATAAAAGTTTTCTTTAGAGAATTTCTCAATGCGCTTCCCTCATCCGTCATCATTCCCCATTGAATCGTTTTGTTGGGATATTTTTTTTGAAGGTTGTAAATGAGTTTTTTAGCAAGTCCTTTTCGCTGATGATCCTTTGATACTTCAATCATATTAATATGTGGAGTTTTCTCAAATTCGGAATATTCAAGTTTAGCAATAACCTTACCTTTTTGCTTAACTGTCATTTGATAGTCGCTTTGTCCACTATGAGAATCTATATGGGTGTCTTCTATTTTTTGGGAAACTTCCTCTACGTGTTGTTGATGCTTTACGTGGTCAACTGTTTTGGTCTTGTCAAATAGTCCTTGTTGATGTGCTTCCGTTGCATCGGCGTTGAACCATCTCATTTTCCCAAACGCTCCGCGCTTCAATACTCGCTTGTCGTTCGCGTTGAAGTTCTTTGTTTGTCCTTCTTGAACTTCGTTAAATTTTACATCGGGATTAAATTGTTTCTTCTGTTTTGATGGAAGTCCCTTTGTTGATTTTACTCCAAACATTCCGAGTTGGGATTTGAGAATTGGGAATAGGCGTTGGAAGAAAGATTTTGTAATATCTTTTTCCTTCAGAGCAAATAAGTTTTCTGTTTTTAATATATCAAATAATTCATCTTTAACTTTATTCAAATCACTGTTCCATTTTACTTCAACATAATAATCATGTGAGTGTCCTGGCTGGGTAATCCAATAGCCATCAGGGGAATGATCGCTTATTCTTATTGTTTTACCTGATGGAAATTGGTAATAGTTTGAAGACTTTGAAGAAGTTCCTATAGATTTAAGATTTTTGAGTTGTACTTTTATGTTTTCATTTTTAAGAAACTTTTTTGATTTTTCATTTGCAAGTTTCTGCTGTAGATCAAGAAGTTTATAAAATATTTTATTGTCACTGCGTGGTAGAAATGAGGACTTGTAATAATAATTACCACTATCTGTCTTTTTAAGTTTAGTCCCGTAGTTTTTATTCAAATCTTTTGCAATTATATCCTTTAATTTTTGATGTGTTTCTTTTCTTGAATAATATAGTTCTTCAACTTTTTTTATTGGAATTTTTAGCACTTCCGATGTTTTCTGAAAACCTTTTTTTACATCTTCTATATCTTGCAAATCAAAAAAAGACATCTCAAATTCTATGTCTTTAGCGATTTTATATTTTTCATTAAGATCGTTTGCTAAATGAGAAAGAGTAATATCTTTTGAATTATCAAATGCTGGTGTTTCGGTTACTGGTGTGGGCTTCTCCGTTGATTCTTCTCTGGACACTTTTTGTCTAATTTTATTTCTCTCATCTTCCGCATATTTTATTTTCCGTTCTAACTCCGCTTTGTTGTCTGCAAATTCAAATTGTCCTGACTTGCTTCCCTGTTCAAGATCGGAATTCAATTTCAGTATGAGTTCGTCCCATTTTGGTGTTGGCTTGGAAACGTTCAATCCTGTCATCTGTTTGCGTAAATTCTTCTGTCGGCCATGGAAGGTATCAACGTCTTTCACATTGGCGGTATAGATGTCTCCATTCTTTTTCTTGAGTGCTACAATGTTATCGCTCATTTCATGGATGGAAACTTTTTCCCCGTTGTGGATCACTTCCGTGCCTTGCTCCCAGTTCCGATGCTTTGGAAGTTCCGTGCCCTTCTCATCCGTGGCATATTGTCTGCCTGTCGGCTCCTCGTAAATATATTCCCATTTCCCGCTCTTGCCTTTTTCTCTCCGTAAATATTTGTGCCCTGGTTTTTCCTGCCCTTGGGATTTATTCCAGTTCAATCCTGTGGTTGGTTTTGTCGCTGAAGGAACCTTGGGAGTTGCTGGTGCTTTTGGCACTGCTGGGAATAGACCAAGTTGCTTCCCTTTCGCAATGAAGGATTGAATTTCTTTCACTTCCCGGTTGTAGCGATAATTGAGAAAATAGTTTACCATGGACTTTAGGATCGTCTCTGGTTCTTCTTCTCCTACTAGTTTGAATCCGTACTTATCAGCGATCTTCTTCATCTTGCCGTATACATCGAATTTTGCAAATTGCTCTTTGCTTGCTTCTTGTTCATCGGCTGATAGTTCTTCCGTCCCCGATTGGTAGGGTTTGTTTTCAAGGAATACTCGTTCTGCAATCTGGATAAGTTTTTTATTGTTCTCTTTCTTTTGCTCCTCTGGGTTTAACTGGCTCCCAAATATATCCGATTGGTTTGTATCTAGGGTTTTGATTGCCTCGGCAAATCGTTTTGTTTTGAGTGCGTATTGTGTGTATGCTTGTTGTCGTGCTACTTCGTTATCCCGTGGCTTCATTGCCTGTTGGTAGGCAATCATTCCGATAACCTTTAACGGGTCTCTGAATGTGCTTTCTTCCTTCCCCGTGGTGCTGAACAAATGTTCTTGCTTCATTTTATGAAGTAGGGAGTTTGCATCGGCGGTGTTCTCATCATCATTGAGAAAATCACTTTGACCATTTTTAATATTCATCAATGACTTGGTGTTGCTGTCAATTGAATCATACGTTTTGATAACGTTGTGAAAAATATTTTGTAGGTCGGCGTTCTCTGGGAGTTTTCCTTCAGCAATAAGTTTCTGATTTTCTACTAGTGATGGCGTGACGGTTTTTACTAGGTCGTGTGTGCGGGTGTCCCGTGCCGATATATCATCAATGAAGTCTGGTTTGAGTTGTGCCATCATCGCAATATTGATTGCCTCGCTTTGTAACTTTGGGCTGGTTTCAATATGCGCTCGTTGCTTTCCTGTTTGTGCAAGTATTTTCTTATAGATTTCCGGGTTGTCACTTATCCAACTTGCAACATTTGTTTCATTGATCGGCTTGTTGCCAATGGACTTCATATTAATATTTTGTCCTGCCTCTAAAAGTCCTTGCGGGTTTTTATTTTGGAAAGCCCTAGTTCGTTCTACTTCTGTGTATGGCATTGCTGGCGTGTCTTGGTCGGCTCCTAAAGTGATTGCATCCTGATAGGTGTGTTTCGGTGTCAAGACTCTGACTAGCATGTCCGTGGGCTGGATGTCCTTGGTACGCATTCCCAATTCTGCTGCCTTACGTACCATCAATCCAAAATATGTATCTCGTGCATCTCCTGTTGAACCTTTAATTCCTGCAGTTCGTCCGTTGCCCTGAGCGATATAAACTTTCCCATCCTTGGAATATCCAACTGGTGCTCCTCGGTTTGCATCGGCTGAATCTTCGGTCACTCGTTCATCAATCTGTGAAGCAATTTCTCCCATTTGTTTTTTAGAACCTTCGGTCTTACGGTTCCTCGCTTGTAGTTCCTTGGGGTGGTCGGCGTGTTCTTCTCCCGTGCTTTCGTGGCTCTGGATTACATCATTCATTGGTACAACTGCGTACGTTACTTGATAGGTGTTTTCTTCACTATCTCGGATACGCATTGTTTTAGAACTGACGGCTTTTGCATTAACCGGTATCTCTGCAAGTTCTCCACGTTCAAATTTTGTTTTCGTGTCCCCTTGTTTTCTGGATGAAATTTTTTCGTTTAACTGTTCACGTTTGAATTCCCGATATTTATTCTCAAGTAACTCCTTGGCACTGTCAAGATATTCTGAAGCGTTCCTCTCCTGTGGTGCATCTTTCAATATCCCGTTCTTACTCATTTTATTGAATGCATCAATTTCATTTGCCCTCTGAACGTCCGTAACTTTCATTTGCTCGGCCAGAGCTTTGATATTTGCTTTCCATTCTTCCGTACCATAACTGTTCGCAACTTGCGCTATGGTTTCTTTGTCGGGAATAAAAGTATTGATTACGTCTTCATAGTCTGCGGTATCAATTGACTTGCCCTTCTTTTCCAGTGAAGGACTATTTTCAATTTCGATCCGTGCTTTAACACTGTCAACGTCCTGCCGTGATTTACCTTCTTCTTTTAGTTTGGCGGTTTCTTTTCTTATGCGCTTTTGAATCTCGGTATCTTTTACGGCCTGAGTGCTGGGTCTTCGTACGTTGTTACGGTTTGCAATGTTGGTAGTATATCCATCGGACACAATTCCCACTTCGTTTCCGTGTTTGTAGAATGCAATGCCTTTATCCACTCGTCCTAGAAGTGTATCGTTGAATGATACTCCATCTCCGGTTTTTGTTCGCTTCCAAATTTCATCCCCGATAATTTTGAGCGTTCCTTCTTTTAGCAAATCCTCCTGAGTGATATTTGCTTCTGGAATGAATTCTCCAATATCTTTTCCTTGCTGGATAATAGTTGCTTTCCCATTCTCATCAATTTTGATATTGCCTTGGTATTTATCCAAGTCATACTTATTGATTTTCTGTTCAATACCGTCTTCGTTTCTGATGGTCATTCCAGATAAATCTTTTCCATCTAAATCTGCAAGGTCATATTCTTTTCCATCATATGTAACCTTGGTCTGCACTCCATCAATGCTGAAGTCTGTTTTCTTTGTTTCGGTGTTGTAAAACTTTGAAAGTTCAAGGGTCTTATTGATAGAAATATTTCCGTCTGTATCTTTGTATTTCACTTCTTTGGAATACTCAAAGTTTCCGTTCTTATGGTAACCGTTGGCTTCGGCGTTCTTGACAAATTCCTCGTACTCGGGCGTTGCCGTTTCCGTGTCAATGATCCGTTGGTGTTCTTTATACCATGCGTTGGGGGGTGCTTCGTGGCTGATTGCTGAAGGCTTGTTCTCTCCAAATTCTTTTGCGGCCTCGGCGGGTTTCTTCTTTGCATTGAAGTTCCCAAGGGTCATTGCTTTTGCTTTGCCCTCGGCGTTCTTATCCTCGGAATCTTCCTTGTATGAATTCGCTTCGAATGTTCCCGTGCTTCCATCGGCTTTTTTATATGCCACAACTTTATCGGAATGATCGATAACTTTTACTTCTTCCCCTTTGAAGTGAATTGTTTCTCCTACTTTGAATTGTCTTGTGGTCTGGGCTGGTTGTTGTTTTCCCTGACGGCTGGATACTTCTTTTGCATATTCGTCTGCATCCATCCATCTGAGTTTACCGTCCTTGCCTCTCCCAAGTCGGCGGGTGTCATTTACTCCAAATTGTTTGGTCGTTCCTTCGGTTGCTTGCTGATTTAATCCAGGGAAGTTCTGGCCTGTTGCAATTGCCTTTTGTATTTCAATTGCAAAGGAATGGGCTTTTAAGATTGCATCGGTGTCCAGTATTTCTACTGGTTGTAATGAACTGATTTTATAAGGAATGATGCTTCCAATTGGATCTCGTACAACTGCAATATCTTTTCCTACTTTAATGATAATTCCCTTGTTGCATTGGATGCCCTTGCGTATCCAGTTGGTACTTGTTTCAATTACTTCATTGAGTGCAGTAATTTCTACAATGGTGTTCATGGACTTGAATATCCGGGAAAGTCCTGAGTTTTTTTTCGGGACTGCACCTAGAAATTCAAGGGGTTGTTTATCAACTAAAAGATAAGTTCTATTTTCTATTGTCGTGTGTTCGTGTTCGCTGGCTAATACTGGAAGTGTGTTTGGTTGCTGTGTGGTGTGTAGGATTGTTCCTTTTATTATCTTTTCGTTGCTGATTGGCTCGGCAAAGAAAATATGATTCATTTATTTTTTTATGGATTTAACATCATTATGCATTTCCTGTAATGACTGCAGAAAATGACATCCCCGTTATTGTCGGTACTGTTTTATTAGGATAAAGAATCCCTTCGCTTGGAATCCATCCTCTACTAAATGTTACGCTTACAATATCATCGATTTTATATCCCACTAATACCATTAACGTTTCGTAGGATATTTCATCCTTATCCCATGCTATTTTTCTGCCATTGACAACAATGAAATTTTGTTCTGTTTCAATATTTCTTTTTTTATTCAAGATTGGTTCTTCAATACTAAATCCAATTGATGGAAATATCTTTGGAAACTCGGTTATTGATTTGAATAGTTCTTCGGATTTTTTATAAATTCGTGCTTTGTACTGAATTATCTCACCGATTAATATTGCTGATTCAATCATCCCAATTTCTTTATCTCCGTACTTTATTGGTTTGCCAATTAACGAATCTACAATTACTCCTTCCCCATCAATTTTCCCTTCGAAGAATCTTTGGCTGAATAGTAAGTCGTTTAATTCTGTGCTTTCTTCTAATTCTGAACTTTCTTCAGGATGCATTGTTGGATAGTATGTCTCTATCGTTGAATGAAGTTCCTGCACTCGTGAAAGTCTGTGATGTGCATCTTCCAAGTGTCGATATGAAAGCATAATGTTTGCTTTCATCTCTCCAACTACTTCTTTTTGGTTTGGTGTGAATCCAATATTGGCGGTATCAAGTTCGGAATGTTTGACTAATAATTTTACTTCAACTGCAATTGCTGCAAGTTGAATATTTAATCTTTCGGAAAGTTTTTTGAAGTTTTCTTCCATGGTGGTGTCCTCTGGTTATAAAGATTTTAATAATTCTGTGAGTTCGGTTTCCAATTGTTTGACTATCTTTCCTCGATCACACTGGCAAGTCTTGTTGAATTCCATGGATACTCCTGAGCAAGTGCATCTTTGTTCCTTTGCTTTTTCGAGTTCGTCTTGCTTTAATCTTATTTGTTCTATCGAAGCGGTTGAAGGTGTGGGAAGCATTTCTGTATTTTCTCCTATGTTTATTATTCTGGCTACTTCCTGAAATTCTTTTGTGACGGTTATTTTCCCGTTGTGAAATTCAATACTGTTTTTTGTTGGGTAAGCAAGTAGTGCTATTCCTTTGGGTATCTCGGGTACACATACTATTGGAATATTGAACATTGGTTGTCCTTTTGGTTGTTCAAATATACATTTTTAGGTTGGGATATTCAAACAGTTACTTTTGTCTCCCATCCTATCTCAAGTGCTTTTTTCAATTCTGCGCTTGCTTCCTGTTGACGTTCTAAAATATATTGATCTGTAGGAATTTGTTTGTTTCGCTTCCACATCTTTTTACGGTATTGTTTATGGGTTTTATAGAATGGTTCGGATTGCGTTTCATTTCTGCCTGACATATAATCCCATCGTGTGAAGTTGCTGAATAGGACTGATGCTACTGTATATAATTCTCCGTTTATTAGTATTACTACTGGATAAATTTTTGATCGAAAATAGCTGTCCTGTTCTGTTAATCTTCTGAATTGACGTTGGCTATTCCGTGCTTTGTTTAATATTCGTAGTAATGTTTTCCGTTTCATTGTGAACGGTAACTTCTGGAAGTATTGTCCCTCGGCTTCGGTGTATAGTATCATATTTTTGTTCTCCTTTCAAATGATCCATCTGTATACCTAAATCCCTGAAAGCCTTTCATTGGGATTGGTTCGTTGAATTTAATTACTGGTGCTCCAATATCTACCCATGCCTTTCCGTGAATTGTGTTCCCTTTAGGGAATGCATATGTTGCCTCTCCCCGGAATTGAATTATGTTTGCTCTGTATCGTATTGCTCCATCAAATAGTAAATAGAAATATAATACTTCATATTTTGGCTGGCCTGAGAGTGTGAACATAAAATATGAATCGTGGTTCTTGTTCGGGTTGGTGTAGAATTCTCGGATAAATCTTTCCATCCCATAGGTATCAAAAAATTCCATTGGCATTGTCTTAATTATTCCCGTGGGTTGGAATGGTATCAATGATTGTGCGTGATTCATTCTTGTTCAAGTCTTATTTTTGTTTGGTGGTAACATTTTAATTTTTTAGAAAACCCATTCCCAATGGTAGTGTCCACATCTTTTGCATTTCCATCTAAAGTTAAATGGATGTGTTTCGCCTTTGTAGTATTGTGATTCAAGTTTATATTTATGTAAACCTGTTTTGCACAAAATGTGTCCTAATCGGTCACTCAGTATTATGTAAACGTATTGAATACGTTTTAGGAATTTCATTTTCTCGGTCATCGCTTGGCTCCTCTCTGTCTTTACAACTTCGTTTATAATATCCCCAGTTGTCATCTACTGGATTGGCTGGTTGTCTGAATGACATCTTATGTCCCTTGGAACATGCATTGTATGTGTCTGGAACATTTAATCCTATTCCTTTGTATGGTTTGAAGTGTTTACATTCATCACAACATTTAATTGGTGTTTCTTCATTTCTTCTCTCTGCCCTCTGTTGTAATTCATTGAGAAGTTCATCATCGGTATATTTGCTAAGGTCGTTCATTTTAGAAATTGCTTTTCTGGCTGAATCTCAAATTCGTAATGCTATGAATTTGTAGTCCCGTGTGCTACTTCGTATAGAATATATTTCTCTCTAATATTTATTTGTGTTATTATGCATGGGGCTTGTTGTAAATCTGTTTTTAGATAAACAGTCTGGGTTATTTCATATTTGTTATCGATTGTCATTTATTTCCTCAAATGGTTTTCAAGATACTGCTGGGCTAATTTTTTAATGTGTAACGGATCGGCTTGCAATTTTTCTACCAAGGGTTTATCAGGATTACGAATTCCCTCTACTTGGTATTTTTTCAGTCCAATGATATCCGCAATAACTGGGTCTGAACCGTGCTTCGATATTAGGTTGTATCCTATCACTGGATATTCTTGTCCGTCCCGTGCTATCCTTCCAAGGTTCTGCTCGTGTACTCCTGGGCTCCAGTCAAGTTCCCCGTTTACAACTGTCTTGCATACTTTTTGTAGTCCATCGGTTCCCGCTCCTGATCGGTTGCTCATTATCATCAGTTGGCTTTTACCGTTTATAAATTCTTCCTTTGATTCATTTTTTTGTTTCGGGCTTTCACTCCCTGTATACATGACGGGATTAACATCAAAGAGAAGTCTATTCCAAATTTTATATACTTCCCTGTGCCATCCAAAGAGTAAAACTTTTTCCCCGTTCTCAATAAGGATACGTACAAAGTTTGCTACGTGCGGGGCTTTTGCTATTCCCGTGGCTTGCCGTAATCGCATATCAAATTCCTCGCTTGCTCTCATCTTGTCCCCTCGGTTTACTTCTGTTCCTGAGAGAATGAATTGAGCAAGTTCTAAACAGTTGCTTTCTACTTCTTGGATCGCATTTAGGTCTGCATCAACGTACTGGTTGAATACTTGAACGGGTGGGATTTCTCGCTTCACTTCTTTTCTTGTTCTTCGTAACATCAATCCGCTATTTCTTAAATAGTTTCCAAATGCTACTGGGTCTTTCAATGTTTGTTTTCCAAATACACTGGTGCACCATTCCCGTTCAAATTCCTGGCTTGATCCGAGTTTTCCGGGACTGAGCACATCCAGCACATTAAATATTTCTCCTCCATAGTTGTATATCGGGGTTGCCGATAATCCCATGTGGAATTCCGTATTGGCTGATAGATATTTTGCGGCAATATACTTTGCGCTTCCCTGTCTCCTGAGTTCTTGGCACTCATCAAAACATACGGTCTTTGCTATCTTTGCAAATGTCTCTGCCCATCCTGATAGTTTGTGATAATTGACTATGTATACATCGTGTGGTTTTATTTTGTAAACTGATTTTGTCTTTACAATGTGCACTCTCAAATGTGGTGCAAATTGTTTTATCATGTCATACCATTGCTGGGGAAGGTGTGCAAGCGGTACAACTACTGCTGGGAGTGTTTCTCGGTTCGTTAATAATGCGATAAAAGAAACGGTCTTCCCTAGTCCTAAGTCATCGGCTAATAGTAAACCTTTCATCCGTAATCCCATGGATGCTGCCTCGTTCTGGAATTGATAGGCTGGGACTGCTAATGGTGCAACTGATGCATGGAATTTTTCTTTGTAGAAATTGTCAAGATATATTTCTGTCTGTTTACTCTGGTCACTGAGTAGGTTTAACATTTGTAATTGGCTCGGCTCCATCTGCAATGGGTATCGATCCATGAACCAAAGTAAATCTCGGCTGTTGTCTTCGTTGGCACTGATGCGGTGTTCCCCCTGGCTACTTTCACCTATCTTGCCAAATACTCTTTTGAGTCTCATTGTTACATGAGGTTCGCATTTGATAAGGTATTGATTTTGTTCTTTGTCGTACGTAGCGGTTCCGTAATACTTCATAGGCTGGAATTTATTAGGATTGTGGTTATTGGTTTATTGTTTAATGCGGTTGGAACCTGATGCGTTCTTCTCGTGGTTATGAGAATGAGTTCGGTTATTGTATCGATCCTTGCGTATCGGTCTAGTTGCTGCATAATGTGTGTGCTGGATTGTTTTGTCTTTATCTCTATTGCGATGGTAGAATGTACAAAGTCTATCCGATTATTTCCATAGTTTTTTTCTCTCTCATATTGGACTGAGTTTATATCGAATACCTTCTTTATTCCATCCTGCAATTGGATCTCGTTGCTGAAGGTATACGAATAACTCTCAATGATTGTTTTAAGTTCGATGCTTGTCAAGGCTGGCTTTGCTTCCTGCATATAAGTTCTTTGAATTGAATTTTCCTGGCTTCTTAATGTGCTTCATCATTATTCTTTTGAACTGATAGAGTATCGCTGAATGAAGTTCGTTTGCTTCAATGACTGCTTTGAATTTATTGTCTGGGACGTACTCGGGGTATATTTCCAGTTCAATGAATTCATCCTCAATGGCTACTATCTCCATTTTGAAACGGGTCTCCCCTGATTGCCGTATGAATTGCTGTAGGTTCTTGGGTGTGTCGGTCATAGTAGTTTTATCTTTGCAATGTCTTCCGTTGTGAGCTTTTTGAATCCTAGCGATCCTTTGAATGGGAAGGGCTGTATTGGTGTTACATCTTCGTAAATGTGTGACCAAAGATAATAATGATGTTCAACGTATGCTCGTTGCTCGTGGTCTTTCAACATATATTCACTATTGACAAGTCTCCCTACTGCAATGGCGTGTCCGTTGTGAAATATTTCTTTTTCAATGTCGGTTCTTGTTTGTCCTGTTTTTAGTTCGTGCTCTATCACTTTTTCAGTTAGGATTTTAATAATCCGTGCTGTTTGTTTCTCCCCTGAAATGCTTTCAACTGTTGTGATTGAATAGTCCTTTTTACTTGCACACATTAAAACGTATCCCCTCCATTGAGTATCCCATGAACGGGTTTCAATCTTGTTGAACGGCGGTAACATCAACATGCCGTATGGTTGCTTCCAAGATAGTGCTCGTATGTTGTCGGGTGTAATCTTACTTAGGTCAATCATCTGAAATACTTTCTAAAAATAGTTTCTGAAGGAATAGGTGTAAAATCTGTTCTGCATGGTTCCCCAATTCTTACCATTGTTTTCCAAAATCCCATGTATTCATTTTCGATAAATTCTTGGAATCCCGTGGAGTGTAAACATTCCTCTGCTACTTTCATCCCTACAATATTGGCTATTTGTTTTACCCATGCCCTTTCACCTAGGAAGCAAGGGCACATGCTTACTTGTTTAGGTGCATAATAAATCTTATTGCACTTTGCACAACGTTGGACTATTGGGATAAATTCATCAGCAAGGTTCTTCATTGGTTGTCTTCCTTTGTTCGTGTGTAATTGTCTTCATTACTTGGATATGTTTCTCCTGATCGGCTGGGAGTCTTCCCTCCCCGATTTATTACTCCCAATGTTAATGAGCATGGCATTGTGTGCATCGATTGTTCTACTTTCATATAAACTTTTACTATTTCCCCTTGTTCAATCTTTGCATCAGTAAGGATTTTTTCCTCGGCTAATATCTCGTCCCGTGTCAATTCATCATTTGCAAATTGTTTTACCTTATTTCGGAATGAGTCCAATAGTTTTTGTTGGCTCGGTGTTACGATATACGGCGGGATATGCTTCATTCCGTTGCCTTGGGTCTGTTTGCAAGTTCTAAAAGTATTTGACGGTGGCAATGATTTCCGATTGGGCAAAAGCAACTGAGATTATATCCTCTCAATTGTTCTAAAAATTCCGGGTCTGCTTTTAGTTGTAATTTCAAATATCTCTTGTATAGCTTTACTGCTGTTCGTGGCGTTATCTTATCACTGACTTTGAATGGATTGCCATATACCGTTCCTCGTCCAACATATTTTGTATGTGATGGTTGGCGATATCCTTTCTTACGGGATCGCTGGACTTCAATTGGTTCGGTTGGCATTAAAAAAATCCTTCTTTAAGGAATGGCTCTAATGATATTTCTTCTGGCTTGGGCTGATTAGGTTCCATTTCCCTTTGAACCAATTCCCCTTTTTCTGCATCGAATACCCAAATATAATTTTCCATTGTTATCCTCTTATATTATTTTCCGATATACTATCACTGGGAATGCGTTCTCGTCCCGTGCTCTCATAAATTCTCGGCCTGAGTCAACTATCCTTCCTACTTTGTCAATTGCGATGGATCGCTGGCTATTGGTTTCTGCATTTTCGTATCGGCGGGTTGCATGGTTTACCCAGTCTTCAAATGAATTGAATTGAAAGAGTTGTTCTCCAATTGTTATCTTCACTTCGTTGTAGACTGGGCTGGTGCTGTCTAGTTGCGGGACTGGTTTGAAGGAATGGCAATCTACCATTCTCCATAATGCGTAAATACTGATAGCCTGTTGTCCAAGGATATGGGTTTTTACTTCAACATCGGCTCCATCGGCTCCCCGTTGTTCGGTGTAATATTTCAGTATTTCAAAATCTTGTTCCTCGTGCAATATTCTTTTGTATTTCCCTACTGGGAATTGTTGGGCGGTCTTCTGGATTTCTTCAACTGGGGTTTTCATTTTTATTTATCCTTATGCATTTTGGCGTGGTTCTCGCAAAATTCTAAAAGAAATGTATAAATCTCTTTTACTGTTAGTTTGTCTTTTTGGAGTCGTATGGATACTCCATGGCTATAATAAACAGTTTGCATACTCAGCCCTACTTCGTTTGATAAATGGTCTCCTCTTGCAATTACCCATCCATCGGCTGTCAATGCTTCCCATCTTTTCCCCTGTTCTTGGAACCATTCGGATTGTACGGCTTCTTCAATCTCTTTTTCCCTATCCGATATTATAATTGGATTACTCATTTCTTTCTCCTCGTGCTGGTGTTTTTGAGTATTTCCTCGCTTGCTGCAAGAAATAAATCCAAGGTTATTTTCTCTAAATCATCTTTGGCGGTATATTTTGGAGTAAAACAAATAAGGTCTGAAAATGCTCCTGGAAGTTTCTCCAGTGATCCGTACCGTCTATGAGGTTTTTTTGATTGTGAATGGATACCAAGTCTTAAATTGAACTTGGTTAGCATGTAGTCCAGTCTCATTAGGTTCATCTGAAGCGTATTGAGTTGCTGGTTATAAAAATACAGATTATTGTATTGTGGTGGGCTTATCATCGATAAGGTAAGGATTGAAAGATTTCTATCCTCGGTTAGCAAGAATAATTTTGGATAATTCAATTTGAGTTCTTTGGAATACTTTTGGATCTCGGCTAATTGCTTCTTGGTTATTTTAATCATGGGGCTGTCTCCTGTTATTATTCGTGTTATTCTGTGGCTGTAATTTACTAATATTCCTGTTTGAGTCAAATGATTATTTCGATGAATGGTTAGCAACTTTCTTGCAATGGTTTAGGAAAAATTCTGGTGAGTTTTTATTTTTCATCCAATTACAATGTTTGCAACAAGGCACTACATTCCCTTTAATATATCCTACATCACTGTTAATTCTATCTAATCCTATTGTTTCAATCTTATCTCCGCAATAGGTGCAATCTTTTTGCCAAAAATTTATAAATTCCTGCAATGTTAGTTTTGTTCCTATTCCTGGTCTACGTCTTGCTTCCTGTTTATGTTTCCCATATGCAATTTCTTGTATTGTTAATAATCTGACTGCTTTTGCTTCTTTGTATTTGCCTTGAGATTCTAGTGATTTTCTCCTCCCAAATAAAAATCCGCAAGTAAATGAACAAGTATTACTAATAGATTTTCCTGAAACTTCAAAAGGTGATCCGCAAAATACGCAAATTCTCTTTTGTATCTTTGATAATTCTTCGTTGTATTTCTTTGAACATTCCATCGAACATGTTATTTTTGTGCCTTTTGCATTAAAAGATATTCCACAAAACTTACATTTTTTCATTTTGTTTTCCCTATGAAGGATTGGCATTATGCTTAATGATTTTTAATATATCTAAATTAAAAATACTAACAAAATTGAAAATACATTGGTAAATCATTATTCATTTCTCTGCCCTGGAAAACACTTTTGTTTGTAGAATTTTTCTGAATGATCGGCGTGACTTGGAAAATCTTTTATTTTTGTGAATTTTCGCTATCTGAAATGTTCCAATTGTTAATATTGCTCTTTATTAAAAGTTGTGCATATAAGCATAATTTAGTCTAGACTATTATTCTTATTTACTACTTATTGATAAATACTGAATCAAGGATAGTAATATTAAAATCTATTTTTTTAGCTCTTTTATTATAATAATGGCCATTATACCAATTAAGATTGCTGTTCAAATCTTTATATCTATTGGTTGCATCCTGCAGTTCGCAATATTTTTCAATCGTTACAGTATCCTCTTTCGAATGTGTCACTGTATGGATCGTGTTACAATCTTTTAATCCTTTAGGACAAGGAATTGTTTGGCTTGTCCATGTTTGTGAAATGAGTATTATTATATAAATCCACATATTATCCATCCTTTCTTATGAGTTTGGTTGAATATAGAATGTTTTCATAAATCACTTTGTTTTATGTAGGATATTGTTACTGGCTCTCTGAATATAAGGCATTGATTACCGTTAAATAATTCAGTGTCGGCGTTTGCTAATTGTAATTGTAGTTTGTCCATAATATTAAATTACTCCTTTGGCTTTTAGTGTGATTGCATATTCCATCAGTCCTATTTCAATCTGCCTAATAACTTCTCGATCTATATTGACTTGGTTGTTGGATACAAGATTATTCCATCGTTCTTTAAATCTTTGAAAGATGGTTACGGCGTGGTTGTGAGTGTTCAAGTCTGCACTGCTCTGGGGATCGGGATTAATGTATTTATATTTCTTGTATTGAAGTTGTCTTAATCTATCTTGTTGATAGCCAAACATAATAACATTGGAATTTTTTAGAAGTTCTCTTAATTCTTTCAATTCTCTTTCTTCGTCCGGCGTTAATGCATCCGATGTTCTCTGCTGATACTTTTCTCCCAGCAAATTTAATAACTGTTCTTCTGTAAACATACTTTTTGCAAGTATATATTCATACATTAATTTTGGATCGTTTAATGTGAGTTTACTTCCATCAATTATTTCACTTGCCCATTTTGCTACTGTGGCCGTATCTGGATGACCTTCAAAGTCCGGGTGTTCTTCTTTCCATCGATTATTCAATGATCTGATTGCATTGTGATACAACTTGAAGGATTGTTTGTATTGTTCATTTTCCGATAAAATAGATTTTCTATATTCGTTAGTGTTGGATTGCCTTGCTTCTGATAATTCTCGCTGTAGTTCTAGGATATATCGTTCCAACATTATCAATACTTTTAATGGAAAGCCTATCAGCATTCCTCTGTAATCTGGATAGCGTTCCCAAAGATATAAATCTCTCATCATCGCCAATTTGTGATGTATCCGGGAATATTCTCCATCATTTTTTTTGTTGTCTTCTGCTAAGTCAAGGATTTTTTTCTCGTATCCTATTATTAGTTCTTTTCTGCTTATCGCATAAAGAATATTGGCCAGAAGTGCAATTGCAAGTATTATTATAATACCATATAGCGTGTGGGTATCGATGAACATAACTGATCCTTTCTTAGATTTTTGGTTCGTATTTGTTACATACGTGCAATCCATCAACTGTATTAACAGTCCATTCAATATTTGATAATAGGCTGCAGGTCAATACATCCTCAATTGACATTTGCCCTGAGTGTTTACAGTTCAAACATACTGCTACATTTGCCTGTCGGTAACCGTTCTGCTTCAACTTCTTTATTGCATCCCTCTGAGCTCTCTGCATTGATGCGTATTCTTTATCTGGTTTTTCTGCCATGGCTCTTTCCTGCTTTCTTTTTTTTCTTCTCCTCGTAATCCTTTTGAATATTGCTTGCTGTTCGAATAACAAGAAATGTGAATCCAAGATATAATGCTAAATTGAATAATTGCTCTATCAAACTGGTTTGTGGTGGCATTCGTTGCCCTACTTCCCAATGTTATGAATGTAATCAACTAACCATTCGTCAAAATCTATTGTTGGGTACATTGGATCGGCTTCATATTTCTTTCTGAGATACCTTGCTGTTTGCTCCTTCAATCCATATTGGATTTCTGGGATGTGCTGCAATCCTACTTTGCGCAGTTGTTCATTGTTAAATTGTTTAACTTTTATTCCATCGGGAATAATAATAACCGGGTTTTTCGTCTCGGTATATTTTGTCATATTTGAAAATATCCTGTGTATTTTGCTTATTTGAACCATAGATAGTCCATGCGGAACATGTACAAATACAATACTTCCTTTTTGCAAGGATAACTGTTCAATCTTGGAATCCAGCAACATTTTTAATGCAGCAATTTGTTCTTCTCCATCTACCAATTTACAGATAGAACATCGTCCGTCCCCGGTTCCGAGTTTGCATTGCTCTCCTGGTTGTCTTTCGCAATTGTGCTGGCGTTGCAATGTTGCTATTTCTTCTTTCATTGCATTGTCACGGTCTTGATAGACTTTCATCACTCGGATAAAACATTCTTCACTCATTGCCTTGGGCGGTGCTTGTCCAATTGCTCCATCGGATTGTACGTCTGCCTCTTGAGCAAATAGTATCTTGTTATCCATATCCAAGGATAGATTTGGAACTTCTTTCTTTCCTGGGATAAGGTCTGCAATCTCTGTTTGGTCAATTGCTCCAATTATCAACTGGGATGTCTCCGTTGGTAGGTCTCGGAATGCAGTAAATATATGGAGTTCATCAATGAATCTTTGTTTGATAATATTAACGATTGTATTGTCCATTATGTTTTCCTCTGGTAAGTTGTTTTTGAAATTTGAATTTTGGTTTCGGATTGGCTACATAGTGTTCTTTTGGTGTTGATAAAACTTTTATTTGGTCTTCTATTATTTTTTTGAATAAAAATGTTGGTTCGTTATCAATGATTACTATCTCACCTTTATCCTTTATTTTTTGAAAGTGTTCATCAAAAAATAATGCCCGTCCCGCATTGAATGCTCCTATAAGAAATATTGTTGCATCCGCATGATCCGCTGCGGGATAGATCGATCCTATCATTCCCGATGGCATTTCTTCCCATACTGGCTGATGAATCGCAATTGATTCTACCAATGCCGATGTTCTCTGAGCGTGATTTATTCCGAGATGGTGAATTGCTTCTACAATATCTTTTTTTGTTGGAACTTCCCATCGTGGCATTCCAAGTTTTTTAATGCAAAATTTTTCAAACGATAATGGTTTGTCGGTTTTTGGTCGGTTTTTGTTGTGTTGAAATCCCATGGCTATTTCCTTTCCTTTGGAACTGTAGAAAGGTATTTTTTTATTTTATGTGCTAATGCTTCAATCCTCTCTTTGTATTCATCATCCCAAACTCCGTCAAGTATCTTATTAAGTTCATAGGCATTTCTTGGCTCTTTGAAACATTCAAGATAATTTTTCTTTGTTAGGCTTTCCCAATATTCTAATTCTTGATCGTTTGGAAGTATGGAATATTCAAACATTTTATTGCAAGTGTTACAACTTCTAAAAGAGTCTGTCTCGCTTCCTGAAATATGAGTCCCTTCGCTTTTGAATGTGCGCTTGCAATATCTTTTTCGATGTTGTCGTTCCCATTTCTTAAAATCAAAATCTTTTTCGGGATATTGTTTTTTACGTCCTTCTTTAATAAAGCCGTTTGTTCTAAGTTCTTCAATCTGCGCTAATCCTTTTTCTCTTTCAATGCGATATTTGTTTCGTGCTTTTTTTACTGCTGCATCAATACACTTGCCACAATATTCCTCGCATGATCCATCTTCATCATATCTGCCGTCTCGTTTTGCTGATACTACGGAATAGGATATTGCTTCGGTTTCAAGTTTGATAGCAATCTTATAAAGTTTTCGTTGTAAATGTTCTATGGCTGTCATTGCTTCCCCGCTGGTAGTTTTGCAAATGATATTATGAGACTGTTCTCTACTCCGATAAATTCCGTACCCGTCCATGATGCCGTGGTATACGTGACAATCTTCTCTAACATTGTTTCGGCTTTGACTAGGAATTCATCCTGCATTGTTGTCTGCTCGTCTGGTTTCTTTTCTGGATAGGGCTGGAATACAAATATCTCAAAGTTATTGGGTATCATTTCAACTTTGATTTGATCTGTAAATAGTTCTGATAACATCTGTCCTATTTCTTCACGGGTCAAACATTCGGCTGTCTGGTTACGAAAGTTCTTTCTCCATGCAAGTTTTGAACGATATTTATTTATTATGTCGGCTGATGCTGGCATTATCGTTTATAGTCATCAATTGGGCTGTCGTAAATACCGAGAATCCATCCAAGTGTTCTTTGGACTGCTTCCAAGTATGCCTTATCTGCTGAATTAAATTTTTGTGTTTCTAATAACTTTTCTACATCGTCAAATTCTTTTTTGATCGTTGGCGTTTCCATATTGCTCCTGTTATTAAATGATGCCGTCCTTTTTCAATTGATTAATAAATTTTGTTGTTGCGCTTCTTCCAACTGAAGCATCAACTAACAAATGCGTTCTAAGTGCATCCCTTTTTTGTTCTTTTGTTCCTTTTGCATTGTTGACTGCATCGGCCACAATAGTACTGAAATGAATTGCCCATCGGCTTCTGCTTTCTTCTCCAAATGCTTTTATCAAAGATTTATACACTGGGCGGGATTTTACTTTATGTTTTGTTTTCATAGTATTATCCTCTATCTCCATATTGTGCATTAAGGTCTGCACTGTCCTGATCGTCTGTTTCTGGCGCAAAATAATTTTCTTTCACAAATTGAAGTTGTTCCAAAACATTCTTTATCCAGTTGGCTTCTTCCTCGGCGGTCATGATAATGCTGTGTGTGTAAACATTTGCAATATTTATTCCGTCTTTATCCGAGTAACTATATCCGAGGTAGTATGATGCCCATCCAAATGTAAGGTCTTCTCCATCTTCATTCTCAAATGAGAATCCTTTTATTCCTCCTCCAAGGTTGTCAAGTTCTTGTCCAAGGTGTTTTGCTACTTCTTCTTCAAATGCATCGTCACGTGTTGGGATTGGAATTACTTCAAGATTTTTATATCCAGATCGTCTTATCCAGAAGGATAGTTCTTCTTTTGCGTTGTGCTGTCCACTGTAAAATATTTTTGCATCTGCTGAATGGTTTGTTGTATGGGTTGGGTTTATTGTCTTTGTTGGATTGGCGATGTAAATCTTTTCTGTTCCTATTATTCCGAGGATAAAATCTGTATCGGTTTTCATGGCTATATCTCCTATATATGTGTGTTTGGGATTGTCCCTCTGTCTGGAAGTAATATAGCCAATTATCTTATTTATTGTCAAGTCCTATTTTAGAAATAAAGTGCCGTTATTATGTCCCTGATTACATTGGTCGTTACGGCGTTTCCACATACTTTATAACGCTGGGAATCGCTAATTTCCCTGAGTATCATGTCTTCCCCGTGTATCTTCTGGCACTCTTTCCATAGGTCTGGATGTTTGTCCCGGAATTTTATGTCTTTCTTTTTTAGTTTGCCATGGAATATTCCGTATTGAGTCCAGCAATCGGGGAATCCCTGAAGTCTCTCACATTCTATTGGAGTCAATCTTCTTATGCGTGTGGTATTTAAAACTAAATCGCTGGTGTTGGAGTTTGTTCCGCTCGTACTGTTCAAGCTCTGGAAGGTGTCTTTCAGTTGAAGCAATATTTTTGTTTTTTTTATTCCCCTTCCTATCAATTATTTCTACTGCCTGACTTGTCGTTACAACTGTTCCCCGGCTTTTCTCGTATTGTCCTTTTTGATAACTCCTGGTTATTGGGTAAGATAATTTTGGATTAAGTTCTTTTGGAATTATTAAGGTTGTTGATCCATCAAATTGAACTTGCCCACTTTGATTTTTTGTTGAGATTGTTCCTGATACAATTCGCTCATTCCCCTCTTGAATAATCTTTTGGTCGCTGTTGGGGAAAGGAAATATTTTTCGTGTACCTGATCCTGCAAGATGTCCGATAATGAATACTCGTTCTCTGTTCTGTGGTACTCCATGATCTTTGCTGTTAATACATTGCCATTCGATGTCGTACCCCAGGTCTCTAAGCGTTGCAATAATGATCTTAAAAACAAAACCCGATGTTCCTTTGATAAGGTTCCCTTCCTCATCTGTGATGCCAGCCGAAAATAATCCTCTGACGTTTTCAAGGATAAAAGTTTTGGGTCTTTTAGTCCGTAAGATTCTAGCGATTTCAAAGAATAAAGTCCCTCGGATATCTTCAAGTCCTCCCCGCTTTCCAGCAATGCTAAAACTTTGACAAGGAAAGCCTCCAATGAGTAGGTCAAAGTCTGGGAGTTGTTCGGGAATAATTCTTCTTGCGTTACCATAGTTTTTGTGTTTTGGATAGTTGTAGGTTGTAATTCCGATTGCGTATTGATCGATTTCGGAATATCCGACACATAATGGGGTAAATGATCCACTGTGAACATTTCCCCGTCCGTCTTGGTCAACGTTCCCTTTCCTCCCTTTCCCTTCCCTGAGCGTTGCATCCTGTTGATCGCTAAATGCTTGTTCGATGCCATAACCAAATCCTTCTATGCCGGTGAACATTGAAAAATATTTTAATTGTGTGTCCATTATTTTACTGATCGGAATTGTTGTTTTGCAATTGTTCTTTTAATTAATGCTTTATGGTTTTCAAGATTTTTGACTAGACTGAATATCCGTTTTTTTAATTTCTTCCTGTTGTACAACATTTCGTTTTTTGGTTGTCTCATTGTTATTCCCTAGTAGTTTTTGTTTTGTGGCTATTGACTTTTGAGCTCTCTTACCCGTTCCGATAAATTTTTTCATTTTTTTCATCAGCATTTCCATCCCATCATAGATAGAAATAAAGAATTCCTCTGCCTCGGTTGTCCATGGGATTATTTCCCATTCTCCTTCTTCATTTTTTCTTTTCCTTGCAATATTAATTTTTGTTTTTGAGTCTTCGTAGGAATAATGTTTACCCTCGTCTATCTCGTCTGCGATGTGATATTCAAATTTTAGTTTTGCCGGCATGGTAGCGTACATTAATTTTGTGCGCTCGTAATCTTCGCAATTGTTAAATGAACTGTAGTTTGTCTTAAATAGGATAACTTTTCTTACCGTGGTTGTTTCTTTGCGGTATTGGGTATTGAACTTTTCAAGATTATCCCATAACTCATGTTCGGTCTCTCCACATACTACCTGAACAAGATTTTCTATCCCGTGAATATGAATGCTAGTAGTATATTGCGTGAATGATTGACGGCGGGATATAAGTCTTATTTCATCCGGCACTCTTAGGTAGAATTTATAACTACCATACTCCATTTTTGCGTTGTTTACTTCAATGCCGATTGTAAGTTTTGTAAATGTCTTCAGTGTTGGCATTTTATTCTGTCTCCGTGAATAGGTCTGTTTGATTTTCTGGTACTGGATCGGGTCTGTCTTTACTGTCAAGGAAAATATATTTCTTCCAATTCTTTATCCGGGCGTTGGCAATCAAAACTGAATGTTCATCTTGCTCTATCCCGATGAAATTGAATCCTTCAATCTTTGCTGCAATGGCTGTTGTTCCGCTTCCAAGGAATGGGTCAAGGATTGTTCCTCCCTTGGGAGTGACAAGTTTTACAAGGTGTTGCATTAATCTGACTGGTTTTACCGTTGGGTGGGAATTTCCTTTTGCTGATAAATGCTCCCTTTCTGGTTCTTCACATTTACATGCCGATGGAAGGTCTGGGTTCTGGTGTATTCTTCCTCCACATTTTTTACATCTGTCTGTTAGGTTGTGTCCGTGGGTCTTTGCTTCTATGTTCTCACATCCAAGGTTTCTTTCATACTGTGATGGCTTTGCAATGTAAAAAAATCTGCTGGCGTAGCCTGTATCTCCTATCCCTGTTACTCTCCTGTCGTATTGTTTACCATAGATGTTGCCGGTCTTACCTGTGATGTTTTGATCCATCTTTCCTGATTTTAATATCCCTGATTGTTGGTCAAGAATTTTTGCTGATTCTTCGTTTAGAATTATGTTAGAAGGAAAACGTCCATTAACAGTAAATTCAATATCTTTTCCATTTCCATCCATGTATCCAATTCCGGTATCTCCTTTTTCGTGATTTGATAATTTTTGTTTTTGTTTTCCACTTCCTTTATAAGTTCTTTCTTCAATTCCAATTCTCGTTGCATCAATGTTAATCCCTCCGGTTCCCCATTTCAAAACATTATCTGCTATGGTGCTTTCACTGATTGGCTTTCTACATACTACTATTGGCTCAACTGCTGGCTTTAGATTTGTTCCCCATCCGTTCCACTTAATTGCTTCTGGTGTAGATGGTTCTGTGATATCTCTTTTCTTTCCTTTATTATGTCCATAAGGTATCTCACCTTTTGAAGTGTTGTGTTTTTCATACTTTCTTTTTCCACCGTCTGGATGCTGATACTGTCCTTTAATTTTTCTTTCCCATCCTAATTTATCATCAATAGCTTTTGATATGTCTAAGCTTTTTGGGAATCCGCTTCCATATATCCAAAGGATTGAATCTCTTACTTCAAATCCTGCAAGTCTCATTGCCAATACTCCCCAGTCGTATGTACGGGTTCCAAAAAATGATAGGCAATATCCTCCCGGTTTCAATACTCGGAATACTTCTTTCCAAAATATTGGCTGTGGTACGAATGCATCCCATGCCTTGTTCATAAATCCTTTTCCAGTTTGCTCTAAATATCCGTGGTCAATCCATGCTTGGATTAATGCTGTTGGGTTGGGTTCTTTACTGAGTCCATAGGGACTGTCTGTTACTACTGAGTCAATACTATTGTCTGGATAAGACTTTAATATCTCAAGATTGTGTCCAGTGTATACGTGGTTTAATTTCATCGGCTTTGTTTTCGTGCAATGATAACTTCTTCCCAGTTAATTTCCGGGCTTCCTTTTTGTTCCTGTAGTCTTCGGAAAAAACTTTTCCGGGACTTTCTTCCGTGGTTTCCTGTAAACATATCTGTTGATCCAAGGTCTTGTATTACCATTGCGTGAATTCGATATTCGGTTTTGAATCCAATATGTTCTAAAAGTTTTACGGTGTCATCCCCCAATGGAATAATTTTCCCCTTCCTGACAAAATCTTTTACTACTATAGCAATTGATCCATCATCCTTTAGAATTTCATAACACTGGGAATATACTTTATACATTGCTTCCCAATATGTTTCTTTTTTCTCCTCTTTCTTTTCAATGATAGAGTTTATTGCTCCTCCTTTTAATCTGGATATTTGTCCAGGGCTGATACCATATTTTTGATCGGTGTTTTGTGATGCAAGTTTTGGATTTCTTCCCGTCTGTCCTTTCCCGTTCTTCGATGGTTTTGTATTAAGCCCTCCCTGTCCAGTACTAATGCCCTCGTATGGTGGTGAAGAAATAATTCCATCGGCGTTCCCTGATTTAAGTGCTCCTATTTGTCCTTCGGAATATCCATATCCTAGAGAATGCTTTAATTGTGTTGTTTTGAACTGTTCAAAAGTTTGTCCTCCTCCCGATGCCTGATAACTTTTATATTGTTTTTCTAGGTTTACTCCTTTTGCAGATTTTTGTATTGCTGTGTCTGCATAAGGTGGGCTGGATATTATACTACTACATTTTCGTTTTATTATCTCTACAAGATTGCGGCTGTCTCCTTGGATGTGTTCTGGGAATGGTAAAACCATTCGAGATAAATTAATAATATGTTTGTCAATATTTTCATTACCAAGTTTTACGAATTTTGGCTCTAATTCTACCGTGATAACTTTATATCCCGAATGAGATCCAATGAGTCCAGTCATTGCAATCCCTCCAAATGGATCGATAATCAAGTCTCCTTTTTTTATTGCCTGAATTTCTTCTAAGAATTTATAGATTCGTTTACAGAGTCCTACTGACATTTTCGCTGGGTGGGTCATACTCTCCGATGTAATCCATTTTTTATTGGAATCATCGTAGCAATTATACCATTGGAGTATTTTGGGTTTATTCATTTTGGGTTGGCTATTAATCTATTTATTTTGTCGGTAACTGTGTATTAATATATATGTTTATCGGAAACGATGCAATTACTATTTATAGTGCCATTGGTGGGCGGTAACGATATACTGAGGGTTTGTTTTTCAATGAAGTCAATAAGTCGTTGATTTTTGACTGAGCGTAACCTACAAGAAATATTCTCAATGCTTCTTTGCTATCGTTGTATTGAAGTGATTTATCAATTTCTTGTTGCGGGACTTCTACAATGATTGTTTCGTGTTCAAGGCTTGGCACTTGGTCAATGTAAAGCTGGACTGTATCGTACTCTATTAATCTGATTGTCATCTGGCTATCCTGTCTTTCCTATTATTCAAATGGCATTGCTAGTTGTGGAATGGAAACGATTGGAAGTTGTGCTGAAATAATATCGCTCTCAGGCAAGAAATAAAATTTTGAGTAACTTTTATCATTGATCTGCCATTGAGTTATGAAGTTTTTATTGCAAAGATAATGATCGGCGTGGGCTGTCCCGGTTATTTTTATGAACCAATAGTCTGTTACTCGCTTTTCTTTTCTCCAATGTGCATTGAAGTTTACCCGGAATTCTTTGATAACAACATCTATCCCTTTAACATCGTAGTTGTGTTCTCCTACAATGATATCTGGATTGGTGTTTATTCCTTCCGTGGTTGCTGCAAAGTTGTGATGCGGGATTTTATTGTCGGTTAGATATTTTATAGCAATCATTTCTGCAAGCGTTCCTATCCGTGCTATGTGTTCGTTGTTCCATCCTCGGTCTGTTCGCTCGTGGTCTTGCATGTATTGCTTGCTGGCTTCTATCCGTTTCTGGGCAAGTTCTAGACTATCTTTCAATATCTCCTTACTGAAAGTTGTCTGCCCTAAATATTTTACGTTTGCCTGGATGTGCTCTGCTGTGATAATCACTGTTTTTCTTTAATTGTATATCCGTTGCAAATCATTCCCGCTGGTGTGTAAATGTAGTTGAATTCTACTTCTTCTTTTTCTTCATCTATCCATACTCCAACTTGCACTGGATAATTTTCTGGATATATACCTACTAGTTCTGGTGGCTGAACAAATATTTTGCCTTCGGTATTAATTATTTTGTAACTCATACAATTTTATTTGTTGGTGTTCAATGAGTGAATTTAACCAATCTGTATCATTGTAAGTTATTTTTTCAAACGCCGTCAAATCTTTCAACTTCTCTATTAATTCATCAACGCTGTTGCAAAACTTTTCTTGTGCCGGTGTCTGTGGGAAGTGTTCATCAAATTCATCCCGTGCCTTGGCAAGTTCTGCTATCTCCTGTCTCTGGACTGTTAATGGCCTTAATTTACCGATCATAACTTAATATTTCTCTTTGCAAATTCGTGAATTATTGGCTGGATGTGTTTATCGTAAAACTTTTGCCATGCTCCCTCGTCCATCAATCGCAATTTGATATTTCCATTGGAGTCAAGGTATTGTTTGTCTGGATAGAAATGTATCCATCTACATCTGCAGTATGGATGCATTGGAATTACCGGGGTGTATATCTCATGGTCTTCACGGTCAATAAGGTTTTCTTTTTTGTTGCCTGTATCGCTATCGATGCGCTTCTTCTTTGATCCGCTTCTACCAAGATTGTCTTTCCCTGCCCAAATTCCGTTCTGCCATATCCAGGATAGACGTTTATATTCATTGCTTTTCGGATTAAGGTTGCTGTAATTGAGATCCTCTGACGGGATGCGTATCACTGGATAGAACTTCCCATCAATGAGTGCCCCGCAATGTTCACATCGATCCTTTAGAGAGAGTCCGTATACCCATTCACCTTGTTTTACTTGTGATATAAATCCCTGATTGAATGCGTTGTTGGTCTCACTGATTGCAACTTTCTTCCAATTCCTGTTGACTTCTCCTTCATCCAATAGAAATTCGTTCTGCAGTGCATCCCTGAGCTCTTTGGTTCCTCGGCGGTTCTTAATATTGTCAAATAGGATTGCGTTTGATCTTCGAATCGTATCTAGTGTTGCGTTGGTAAGGTTCTTCATTCCTTCACTGACGGTATACTCCAATGCTTTTGTTTCCCGCAATGTGAGATTGTAATCCTTTGCTGCATCCTTTACGGTTTTTGGAAGTTTGTTGATGTCAATCATCGGCTGGTATATCGTTGGCATTTTTTCTTGTGCTTCCAGAACTTTACCAATAACAAATCCTCTGACTATCCATAACTCATTTTCTGTAATGATCTTTTTCACAAAAAATGATTTTACAAATGAGTCCACTCCCTGAAGGTCTTTCAACTGCAAGGGCTTGTCAAGGTCAACGTTCTTGTTAAGATACTCATTGAGTCTTAAAAGAAGTCCCGGAATATCCATGGAGTTGTAGAATAGGATTTCAAGTTGTTGCAGTTCTTTCATGTGTCCTATCTTTCCTACGTCTGCCCTGATACCCTTTACTATTTCATGTTCGTGTATCATTATATTATTCCCCTGTCTCTAAAATATTGTAGTAGTGAATCAATGACCTTAGATACAACGTCTGTATTTTGTCCCGTGTGCATTGCCGTGTAATCGGTTGCTTTTTCAATAAACTCTGGATTTATGGCTACCGTGGTTTGTGGCTTTTGCATCATCATCATGGGCTGTGGAACGATAACTGGTTCCCGATGTGTTATTGTGCAATTTGTATATGTATCTCCTGTTCCTTTTGGCATTGGAACTTTTGATAATTTTAATTGCTGTTTGAATAACTGATCCTGTTCCATCAGTTTATATTCTTCTGGGGTTCGCTCTAATGCAATCCCAGTTTCTTTTCCGATAAAGAGTTTTATTTTCATTTTTTACCTACATGCATTTGACTGGTTCCTTCATCGCATTCTTTCAAAAATTTACCAAATGCAATAAATAACGCTATTACTATTAGATAGATTACTGATCCAATTATAATTTCCATAATTGTTCTCCTATTTGAATAATCTGTATCGTACATCAATGCCAATAAATGGCGTTGAAGTGAGTTTTGGAATTACTTTTAATCGCTGATAAATTGTAAATTCTGCATCTAAAGATAAATACCATTGTTTAGGGAATCCACTTCCTCCTCCGATCCATACTCCGTCAAATGTAAAAAATCTTTCACTGAAAGTCATTGTTATTCCATCTAAAGTGTTTTCATTATTTGTATGCCTTGCTATAATGAAAAAATCTTCATTGTCTCTTTGGAATGTATATGACTTTACGTAATTTTTTCCGAGTGCAAATAAATATGGATTGAATGTAAGGATACGGATTTCATTTCGATCTGTGATTATTGATAATGGAAAATCGTAAGCATATTCTTTTTCCATTTTACTTGATTCCATTGGAACTGTTAATGTATCATATATTAATGTATCTTTAGGGAGCGGTGTTACTCCTATTGGTGGAAGTACGTCTTCATCAATCGGTGGTTTATCTGGTTTTCCGATTGTGCCTGTCGGCGGGTGGGATGGTTTATTCTGGCCTGTTAATTTATCAATCAGTGATTGTTTTTCAACAAGTTTTCTTTCGTACTCGGCTGTAATTCTGGCTATTTGTGCTTCGTCTGGTTTGACAATAACATGATCCTGATAACTAATTGTTTCTTTTGATGGCAGGACAAAATATGTTACTCCAATTACAGTTATAATTAATATCAATGTTGTTGGATTAAACAATGATTTTGCTTGTTCAATTACTTTTGTTTTATCGATCTTCATTTTGATGCCCTTTCACATTTATGAATTTTACAATACCACATTAATTTTCCATTATAATTAATACTTGGATTTCCGAGTATGTCTTTATTCTTAATCATTGTTTCTGATTCAATCAAAGGGCAATTGCATCCAATTTTTTTGACTGTCTCAATGAGTTGGTCTTCGTTTTTCTTTCGTCCCTTGGTCTTAACTGGAATATGTTCTGGCTGATTGAATAAATCTGACATGATTTTTACTTTATTGGTTTACCACTCCATGCTAAATTTTTAATGAAAAGCAATGCGGAATTACTCCATCGTTTTATGATCGCTTGGTTAATTTTTGATATTACTTCTTGGTCATTCTCCTTTGAAAGAATTAATCTTCTATATCCTAATGCAATATGTTTTCGTTTTAATGCCGGTTCGTTAATTGCGTTGATAAGACTTTCTGCTGCTTCGGTCATGGTCTCTATTCCTATTGTTGGTATTGAATATATCTGAAATAAATATACGGATAAATTATATTGCTAATTCAAGTTTTATTTTATTCTGTGGAGTCGGGAAGCCATTTTTTCCCTTCTACTGCTTTAATATTGAAACGATCCCAAAGGTCTTTATCTTTGAATTCAATGTGGAGTGTTCCTTTTTTGTAACAACGTAGGAAAAAGAATTCTGATTCCTTCCTGCTAGAGTCTCCACATCGTGTACGTTTTACTGCTTGTTCTAGGCTCATTATTTTGAATTCTTTGTCAATATCTTTTGTGCCGTATGGATAATCTTTCACGGGTGTGGTAAAGTCTTCATAGTGTTTGCCTGTCAAATAACACATTACCCGGTCAATGTCGCTATATTCGTTGTATCGTCCCGATGTTGTGAAGTTGTCTCCCCATCCATTTTCTACAAATCGTGGAAGTATTACTCGGCGGTTTACTTTCCAACTATCGTTTGTTTTCCATCCCTCTGGATAGGATCGATTCTCATCATAGTATTTTGTAAATATATCGAATACATCTACAACGGCTTTATCAAGGATCGTGCTTCCGTTTAATAGTAATGTCTTTACGATATTCAAAACATTTTCTTTTGTGAAGTCCATCGCTCCCTGTTGTTCAATAAACTGGGAAAAATTCTCCCTGACGTTTGCCGTCATGTATCGATCCATCCCCATCTTATTAATGACGGTCTTCCATAGTTCTTGTTTTACATTATCGCAAAATGAATTGTATTTGTCGTGGGGTGTACATTTACTCATCCCGTTTAGTGAGTTCTCTACTATTCCCATAATACTTTCGTTGTCTGTAAGAAGTCCTTGGGAATAATATTGTAGTCCCTCTATTCCTTTAATGTGGGATACAAATTGAATTTTTAATGCTTCATACTGGATAACCATATTTTGAATTACGTCCCTGGTTGCTATTTCATTCTTTAGAGTGTCTTCGGTTAATTCAGGATGTGCTTCTGTTGAAGTTGGTTCAAAATTAAATCGTAATTTATCATCCTTGGCTTTTTTCTTTAGTCTTACCATTGATACCTGAACGGATGTTCTGCGCTCGGCGGTAAAGAAGCAATCTCCAAGGTCTTCAACAGTTCCTTGGTTGTCTTCAATGATCTTGGCTAAAAGTTTTCTTTTCTCGGAATAGGGATTGAGAAGTGTCTCTGCATTCAATAAGCAACATATATCCCCCTCAATGAGAATATCCCATGCGTGGAGTAGGTGTTCATCCCCGTTGCTGAACGGCGGGTTCATCAATATCAAGTCAAAGTAGTAATCTCCCCTATACTCTAGGAAGTCTTCTGCAATGAGTTTATATTTTTTTTCTCTCAGTTGGAATTGTAAATCTTTATCAATTTCACAACAATAGAAGTTTGGCAAGTAATGTTCTCCTTGCCGTGTTCGGATAAAATCAAGTATCCCTCCTCGTCCTGCCGATGGGTCTAATATGGTAAGGTCGGATAATTTTTTATACGGCTCTATCATTTTTCTAATGATTGCCTTGGGCGTTGGATAAAATTCTTCGGCTGTTATCATATTATGATTTCGCCGTTTCTTTTGGTACTAATTTTACTCCCGTGAATGGTGTTGTATATTGTTTCCCTTTTATTTCTACAACATACTTACTACGTCTTGCCTCTACAATTATTCCCCGTTCTCCTTTACTGCATATAACTGGTGTTCCTCGTGGGGCTAATCCAAATCGTAGATATTCTTCTGTTAGATTTGCATCGGGGTTTACTTTCAACGGCGTGGAAAATTTGAACTTTGCAGTAAAAGTATTCGGATCAATTATTCCCCCGTTTGCTGTTACTTCCAGATTAAATTTCTTGGCTACTTCTTGAAGGGCTTTTACAGCTTCTGCAGATATTTCTTGAGCAATTTTTTTTGTGATATCCATGATTATCTCCTGTCTATTATGTGTATGGGTTGTTTTTCTGTCTGCTGTAATATACATCTTTATCTTATTTATTGTCAAGCCCTATTTTAGAAATAAATAAGCCCTACTTTTTAGGGTAGGGCTTCGGGTATTGCGCTCTGTTGGATTGGTTATTTTTCTATACTTAAATTAAAATTATATCTTTTTATGGTTGCCTGAGTATTATTACCGCTGGACAAGGTAACAAATCTGAATCGCAACTGATGTGATCCTGGAACTTTGTCATTCCAATGACTGCGAATAGCTGTTCCGTATCCTGCTCCCGTGGAGCTGGCTACCGTAATGGTTTCTGCGGTTGCCACCGCAAATTTTTGTCCGTCTTTTAATCGATAATCAGTATAAAGTATACCATTGGTGCTATCATTGCTGGAAAAAAATCCTGAAATTTGTTTGAAGGTTGGTACGTCTATAATAACTGCGCTTGTATCGCTTTGACTGTTTATCAATGTTTTATTGTTGAATACTTCTATGTCTTGCGCCGATAATATCCCTATGGTTAGTATTACTAAAAATAAAATCTTTTTCATTGTGTTATCCTTTTTTATTAATTATTAAATATTATTCGTCAATTTTTGGATAGTTATAAATAATGTGAAATATTTTAATGCATAAAATTGTAAGTAAGGCTATCACACTAATTATTATTTCCATGGCTATTCTTGTGGTGACCCATATTGTTGAATGAGAGATTCGTCTTCTGCGGAATATTGTTCTTGTTCTGCGTTTGCCTGTTGCTCTGCTGCAAGTTGCTGTTGCTCCATTGCTTGTTGTTGCTGTTTTTCTTGTTGAACGGCTTGAACATCTGCTTTAATAAAGCTATTTATTGATTGGTCTACTAATCCTACAACATCATAAATATTTATTTTTCCGTTTGGTGTTTCAACAAGATATTCTTCTTCTGGCTGGCCATTCTCTTTTCGGATTTCGTTGTAGCTTGCATCAACTTTCAATCGCTGTGCATTGACTTTCATCTTTGCATCCATGTTTTCTTCAGCAATACCTTTGATACCAATTCTTACCGGGAGTCCGGTTGCTTGTTCCCAAATTGTTGATCCATCTGTCATTGGAATATTTAGCATTCCTTTTACATAGGCCGTGAATGTTACTAGCCCTGTATCTTTTGATTTTCGATATATTCCATCCTTGTTCTCCTCGGTCAATCCTCCTGTCTTCTGAGTATCGTGAAAGTTTGCAAGGCTTGATTCATTCGGGTCTGTCCCGGATAATGCGTATACGATTGAATAGAATAAAGTAAGTCCTACATAGAATTCCATCTCCTTTGCAGTGCCATGGACTGATACCCATTTTGCATCTCCTTTTTCTGGAAGTCCTACTATTGGAATTTTATGCTGGCTACTTGCTCCTGTCATTTGTGCCCAGAAAAGTTTTTTTAACTTCTCAATTTGCAATTGGTTTGTTACTCCTCCTGTAATTGCAAGTAGTCCAGTAGGTGTTCTGTTGTTTGAAAAATTGCTTGCATTGAATGCAGTTGCATTTAAGATTATGGAAAGAGTATTGATTGCTTGTTCCATGATCGAAAAGCCTGTTTTATACATGGCTGAATCGGTCTGGACAAAAAAATGAGATTTATAAAGATTGTCTCGTGTGAATGCTTGTTTGGTCTGGCCGTCAAATCGTAAAATATAATCATACTCTAACGGCTCTGATTCTAATGGAAGCTTTTCCGTTACGTCCTGCAGAAACGCTCGGTCATAACGTAAATAATTTTTTACTTTTGGCACTGTGGCTTTATAAATGGTCGGGTCTTCTAGCTGTAAGGCAATGGGGTTGTTCATTCCATCCCGAATTATTTTGAAAGTGATATCATCGTAGTCAAAATAATCTTCGTATGCTTGTCCAAGGAATTGTATAAAGCTCGGAATGCTGGCGTTGGCCGGATAGAAAAAATTTGAGTGAATTTCTTTTTCAAAAAATATTCTGCGTTTTTCCTGATCCTTGGTTGGTTTGAATTGCGGGTCTATCCATTCTAGGCAAAATCCTACTTCTTTACCATATTGTTTCCGGGCTGCAAGTTCTCCGTACTCTGTGAGTTGATACCTTCTTAGATTTTTTATCATCCTTGGAACTTCTGTTCGTCCGGCTTTGCGTAAATATCCGTATGGTACTCGTCTACCGATTGCGTTATCAATCCACTTGAATCCTTTATCATCCAAGGTTGTCCCTGGTGCATAAATAGAATCAAATATCATGGATACTAGGTCATTTTGTTCTTGGCGGGTTTGCTCGGCGTTTTTTGCTGCCTGTTTATTGGAAAATTCTTCGTAGTCTTTTGATAGTTTTGGATTGGTCTTTAGAAGTTCATCAATTTTTGCTGATTGCTGTTCGTTTGCTTTGATAATCTTATTAAGATAATCCATCGGGATATTGTTCGGTGTAACGGCGGGAATTTCATCCATTTCTATTGGCATTTTTCTTTACCCTTTTTGTTGGTTTCTTTATACAAAAGTAACCTATTTTTTTGATTAAGGCAAAGAAAAATAATTTTGCTATTTCCCCCAGTGTTGGTTCTGGGGGTTTACATTTCTTCAGTATTGCTCGTGCTTTTTCGGATGCTTGTACTCTTAACTTAAACCTTGTTATTTGCGGGTGTTCTTGCTGGTATTGATCCATATAGTATTGATCCCGTTTCCGTAAATGAGCAAGTCTTTCTGGGGATGGCATAAATGATTATTTTTGGGTATTGACTGTTCTGTCAAGTGAATGCTGGTTTGATCGTGCCTTTTCTCTGGCAATTAATTCATCGCTGGATTTCTTTTCAAATTCTTCAATCTCTTTTGCAAGTTCTTGAACCATACTTCTGACTTCATCTTCTTTGATGCCGATGACAACTGCAATCTGTGCCGGGGAAAGTTTTACCTGTCCTCCCATGATTGCCTCAATTTGCCATTTGTTAAATTCATGTAAATACGTACAAATATTTTCGTACCGGATATCATTAATAGTTTTCTGACCCATGCGTTTTAATATCCAAACAGCAATTTTTCGCAATTTTTTAATCGGGGAGATAGAAAGCCATTGGATTACCGATGTTCTTCCAAGAAAAACATCCGTTGTTTGTTGAAATACTATATCAAAGAGTGTTTTCTTGTGAATTTTCTTTACCCTCTCGTTCGCTCGGTACCAAAATCTTACGGCTTCCTGTGCAAAATTTACAAGTGCCTCCTGTTTCGCTTTTTGTTCTGAGTATTTTTGTTTCATTTTTGTGATTACTTCTTTACCGTGTGACATGCTGTTCTCCGTGTATTTTTTTGAATCGTTGTTGAAGTTCCTTATTGATGCTTGAGATTATTAATTGTGTAACAAGAGTTGTCTTTGGTGGAAATGTTACTTCAATGTTCTGGGCAATGAAATACAATTCTTGATTGTCCATCCCGGTATCGTTTAATAGTTCGTACATTGCCGGGCTTACATGGATAAGTTCTTGAATTGTCCATGCTACTTGGCTCCCTATTAACGCATTGTTCGGCACTATTGCCGTCTGGGGATTTTTTATAAGATGTTCAAGTAAGTTCATCACTCTAATGGTTTTATTTCTTTACCGTCCCATCCAAGTTTTGTATGGGGCTGCATCATAATATGAGTAGCGTGCCATTCTCCAAAATCGTTCTCTGCAAAGTCTTTGAGATCCAAATATTGTTCCATAGTTATCTCAAGTTCTTTGCAAATAAGTCCGGGCGTTGGAGTTCGGGTTGCATCTTTGAGTTTCTCTTGATTAAGTTTTTCAACTAAACTAAGATAACGCTGGCAATAGTCAATAATGCTTTCGGGTGTATCGAATATGTCCTTACTTGGGTCAATTGACATTATGCGGCTCTTTTTGTTTCAATAAATTTCAATTCTCTGTTAAAGAGTTCTTGCCAAGTTTTAGAAATCATATAATTCTCGTATTGATTTTATTGTGTAAAAACTTAATTCAGATTAACAAGACGTTATGTTGTCAACGCCAACGCTCCCTGCGCTCGGTATGGTGCTAATCGCTTTTCGGCAATCTCGCAATACTCTTTACTTATTTCGCTTCCAAAAAACTTTCCTGCCCTAAATTGTTTTCAGTCATAAAATTATTTTCAGTTAATTGTCCAACGCCCTAAAGCGTTTTTTGTCAGCACGTTTTAACCCGCGCATAGTTAGCGGTCGTAAAGTCAATTTTCATCCAAAGGGTCAACTATTGCCACAACATCACCTTCAAAGATATGAAAATATTCTTTACCTTCAATTGATATTTGTTTCCTTGCCGATTGATCGTATAAAATAATGTCCCCCGCTTTTACTTTGTTCTCCCGGAAATATCCGGCCTGATCGTATACTCCTTCTCCTGCAAGTTTTACTTCTCCGATTGCAAATTTATTCCATACGGAATCGGTCTTCAAGAGCAATCCTCCGGCGGTTGGTTTGTATCCTTCTTCTTTTTCTACAATGATGCGATTACCCAATACTGTTGTTTTCATAAAACTTTATTCCTTATTATTTTTTTTGTTGGTTTTGAGTTTCCCTGCCATTTGAAGTTCTTCAATATAATAATTCCTGAGCTTGTCTGTGGGGTTTGTTTTTTGTTCCTTGCATAATTTAAGGAATAGTTTCTTGTATCCCTTTGGTACAAGAAATTGAACATTCTCTACCATTGGCAATTTCTTGGTTGGAACTGTTGTTTTGTCTATTTCAAAAAATCTTACTTTCTTCTCCATACCCTGTAATTATCTCCTTCTTTTTCTATTTCAAATATTTTGTTAGATTTTTTTTTCTTTGCACTGATTGTTGTGCTGAGTGATCGCTCAAATTCTGCTGGAATTACTACGCTTGTATGTGCATCCATCCGATTGAGAAAAGAAAATTTCCCAGTAAACAATATTGTCCTGCATATTTGACAAAATTTAAGATTGTTTTCTTCTGCGTATAATTCATAGACAGATTGTTCCATTCCCTCCATCATTAAAAGATTTGGCAACTTTATCTCCCGTTCACAAACAGCTATTTTGTCTCCCACATGAAGCGTTGGTTTGTTTATTTTTTTCATATTATTTTAATTCATCCAATAACGATGTCTGGACAGTGTCCTCTTTTGTTTGTTCTGCCTTAATCCATCGATCTTTGTATTTTTTGGTTAATATTTTTGCTTGATCTAATCCTCGTCCATGATTGTGTCCATGGCAGATACATTTACAATTAGCATGATTGCTCTTGCTGTCGTAACATCGCTTATTACAATTACGCTTGTTCCCGGATTTTGTTTTGTATGTGAGAAGGTTGCTCATGGGAATAATGATAATGGAGTATCTTGTCTACGGATACTATTGTCAATGTTTGAATTTACAATTGCTGTGTTAATCGGTTTTTCTTCAATCATCTGGCGTTTGACTTTCTTTTCCATCTCTTTCCGGTGTCCGTAATTTTCCCCTCGCAAGGCAGGTTCTTTCATCTGTATCATTCTTCTCATTCGCGCAATGCTTTCAAATGAACATAGTTTGCCTTTTTTCATTTTGAATATTACTACTGCAAATTTTACTTTCTCTACGTCCATCCCTTTTGCTGAAACGTATAATTCATAGAGTCTGTGTTCATCGTCTCGTGATTCCGGGTATGCTTTTAAGAGTTGTTGAATGATTGTTTTATCTGGGAGTGACATTTTTATTCCTGCACTGGTTTTTGTCCGGCTAATATCATTTGATCGGCGTAAAAATATGCCCACTGAACAACTTTTTGCATTTCATACATCATGTTCCATTTTTCAATTTCAGCTTTCCTTAATTTGAAAGCCTCTTGAACATTTTTTATATTTTGCTTTACCTTCTCTGGAACTTCGTTTTTATCATCATGCCATTCATCATCTTCCCAACTATAATACTTAGCAGTATATTCCGACAGTCTATTTTTGGCTACATATTGATAAATAGTTTCTCCGGTTGGTGGACAAGGTGAAACTTTTGGAACAAAAAAATCAGGAACTTTGGGTGCTTGTGCCGCAAAATACTCTCGGATTGTTATTCCGCTTCCATCTGAGGGGAATGCTGATTGTGATCCTCTGTCTGTCATCTGTATGTCTCCTGTTATTGTGTTTTGAGTTTGTCAATGTCTTTAATCAGTTGTTGATAAAGTTCTATTTTTGCTTTTTCAACTTCTGTTAAAATCATTATTCCATTACTTTTTTCTTCATCAATTCTTATTTGACAAAGAGTAATTTCCCGTTTGTATTCGTTTTGAAGGTATTGAATTTTTGTTGATCTTGCCATTAGCTATTCTCTATCGTTGTGATTTCTATCTACTGGAATATACCTAAATATCTTATATACTGTCAAGTGTTAATTTTCAAGTATTTGGGAAGTATTGATTTACGTGGTCTGCAAGGGTCTGGATGTCTTTCATATTCATCTCTAACTCGGCCGCAATGAGTTTTAAGAATAAACTGGGGTTTACTTTCAAATTTCGTAATTTCTGTCGTTCTACCATAAATCTGTCTACTAGGGCTGTTATCTTTACATCGGTCAATGAACTTGCTCCACTCATTACCGTGCCGGCTCCTTGCAGTTCAATGAGTCCGTTGATAAGAATTACATTGCTATCCGAGAGATCCTTGCTGCCTCCAACTGGATGATCGACCCGATTATTTTCTTTTAACAATCTTTCAAATTCAGATATTTCCCAGTCTCCTATTGTTTTTTCTACTCCGTTTTTCTTCAGCAACATATTATTTTTTGCGAATTGCGGAATATTATTAAACATCATCCATCGTACTTTGGAATAATATTTTAATTGCTGGGCGTTTCCAAATCCAAATGTTTCACTAAAAATTCCTTTGCTCTGGAATTGTTGGCTAAAACTTATACTGTTCCATTTATCAGAGTAAGCAAATCTACTGTTTGGGAATTTCTTAATGAGTATCCCAAGTACTTCTCCAACATTTTCAAAGTCAACTGTTAATCCGTTCTGTGGCTGCCAAATGATAGTAATGTCAATTATTGGGCGTTGGTTAATAACAATAAGTTCTTCCCGGTTGCCGATAAAGAGTTCATCTTTCATTTCATCCATTGTTTCAATGTATCCACCTTTAAGAACAAATCCATCGTACTTTTCGGCTGGATCGTATGCCCATCCACGGATTTTATTATCTCCTTTGATAGATTCAAAATCTATTTTTACAAATTTATTTATTTGTACTTGTTCTGTTCTTGGATTGGTAACTTGTCGGGCTGTAACTCCATATTTATATTTTACCGGACTTTCAATGTCAAAATAACATTCTCTGATCTTTTGGGGATATGGTTGGAAAAATCCTTCTTTGGCCGTTCCTTTTACTCCTTCGTATCTTGCTTGTGCATCTGATAAATCGTTTCTATACATCTTTGCAACTGCTGGATCGGTTTTAGATGCATTTGGATTTACGTCAAACGTGGAATAGTTTACTGCATACATTATAGATTTATTTGCAGTGCCTTTGAATAATTTATCTTCCTCCTCGGCTTGCTGCAATAAATGATATGTTAAATCATATTCGGAATTATTGAGATATGAAAGTGCAATTTGCTTTCCTACATTTCTTCCAAACCGTGTGTTTAGGTTTCCTGAAATAACATTCCATAATTGTTTTGCTTTTTTGAATGTGGCCTTGGTCTCGGCTCGGCTTGGCTCGTCAACTATTCCTAGAATAATACTTTTACCTTCTGGGGCTGTTGGTGTGCTATCGAATGAATACATGATAATATCTCCACATCCTATATGTGTGGGAATACTAATCGTTCCGGTTTTAATATCTCCAAAACTATCATTCATATTCATCCCTGCATATTTCTCAAACCAATTCTGGCCGTCCGGGTCTTTTACTCTCCTGAGTAATGACTTCATATTGTCAAAGTGAACCGTCTCTGCTTGATCCGCGTTGACTAGGGAACTGTTTGTAATTTCAAATTTTGTTGATCGGTCAATCTTCTCGTTGGTGAACCTTGAAAAATACATCCAAGGGTCTTTCATATTGGCTATCTTGTAGGCTGTGTATGCGGTGAACGGTGCAATGATATATTTATTTTTCCCTCCTCCTTGTCCTACCGCAATGATATACTGTTGATACTCAGTATCCCATTCGTATGGATCTCGTCCGGCAAGTTTGTAAAGTATTTCTTTTTGAACTGGGGAAGGGAATATACCAATTTTGATTTCACAAAATTCTATAATGTCCACTGGGTTCCCGTCCTTCCAAAACTCCTTCTTCTTCCAAAACTGTGATTCCTTGTCTAGAAGTAGGATTGGCTGGGTGGGCTGAGAGCTCTGGTTGTCCTGTGGAATAGTTGCGGCTATTGATTCCGTTAAGTTGTCTGCTAAATCGAATACTGTTGATTGCATTGATTAACTCTTTTTTGAATTCGGGATTTTTATTCTCTATCCATAACATGACTGCATCTTTGAATATCCTTATTTCTTCATCACTCAACAATTGCTTTCTAAGGTCAACTAAGGTTTCTGCGGTCTTATTAATTTCAGATATTGTTTTGAGTAAAAATTCCTGATGTTTTCTATCATCTTTATTCTTTCCTCGCATTTTCTCTGCAAGGATAATTCTGTTTTTATTTAATTCTATTAATCCATTAAGAGTAGCAAGATTATTAAATAAGTTTTGTACTAGGTCATAATTATCTTGAGTTATCTTGCTTGCTTTTGAAAATGCCTCGGCTGCCTTCAGTTCTTTTACCTTTGAGACAATATCTTTCTTTATCTCCTCGTTCACCTTTGGGGTCAATCCCATAGCCTTAATTCGCTTCTGAACGTTCCTTACTGTTATTTGAAAGTATTTTGCAATGGTTGTTTCAGGCTTCCCAGCCTCTACCATTTTACGGAATTGAATTTTTTGATTTTGGTCAAGGCTTCTGTGACGGGCTGGTATTTTTTCTGTTTGTTCTGTCATTGTATTTTGCAATCCGATTATTCTTTTTCTTGCACTTCTAATTGGATGCGGAATCCGTGTTTTGCTCCTACGCTTGAAAGAATATTACGGATTGAGTTTGCGGTATGTCCTTCTTTACCCACAACTTTACCGTAGTCTTTTTTTTCTGCTTTCACTGTCAATACAATTCCGTTGTTCTCATGGTTATCACGGGAAAATATCTGGAATTCTTTATCGACAAGTAATGAAACTATATTTCGGATTGTGGCTTCTACTGTTTCTTTCGCTTTTTTTTCTTTTTGAACCGGGGTTTGCGTTTCCATTATATTTTCCTTTTTAATTGTATTTCTATTGTTCAAAATTACGCAATTTTATTCATTTTTCAAATTTTGTATCGGGGCTGGATTAAGATATTTTCTTGATAATGTTACAACATGGAGTAATGCGTTTCCTTCTGGTGTCTCCGGTTGGTCTTCGGATAAGGTTTTATTGACTTCATAGATTTGACTGATTTTCTGGATAACTGTTTCGGCCTCTTTGAGTCTTATCTTTAGATTTTCGATTTCTTCTAACTGAGTTTTGCTCACGGGCTTTCCTTTCAAAATATTCTAAAAATTGTTCTTTACCTTTATTAGTCAAAAATACTTTTGTTATTTTGCTGTTTGGTGAAAGATTGTTTGCTCTTTCTACGGTTATTATTCCGTCTCTCCGTAACCACTGCATCATTACTATTTTGTTGTGACGATCTGGAATATTGTCCATTAACAATGAATCGTTTCCATTAAATAACTGCAAGAATATAAACGTTTTTTCTGTTAATCGAAAGTTGGTTCTTTTATTTTTAGATTTAGTCATAGTCTTGTTTTTGATATGCTATACTTTGCAATGATTGCCCTATATTCATCTGCAGTCCAAGATTTTAATTGTCTGGACTTCATTTCAAGATCGTCTATAACTTCCTGTCCGTAAGTTAATCGCATCCAAGTTGTATATGGTTCTTTATTATCATTGTGAAGACTATTACAACTTTCACACTGGCAATTACAATTCTGCTCATCGAATCGTATCAACTGCCGTCCGCGTTTGAAGAAATGGGAGCATGTCAATTTCTTATCGGTCTTGCAAGTTACACAAACCTTGTCCCTTTTAATTATCTTTTTTGCAAATACGCTGTCGGCTTCCTTCTCTAGTGCTGAAAGGTCTTCATGTTCAATCTTCGGTGTACGATCGGCTTTATCTTTTTTAAGAAACTCTTTTAGAACCGTGTGTATCTTTGATTTTCCATACACCTCTACTTTTTCTTCCAATAAGTTCCAAAGTAGTTGTTGGATTGGGTCTTTGAATTTATTTGACATTGTTTTCTTTCATTATTTTTTCAGTTTCAATCAAAATATGCGGTACAAATAATCGAATGATTGTTTTCCAATGCGGGTCTTCATTCGTGAGTAAATTCCTTTCCGCAAGTATTTTTAGCAATTGCTCTTGTACTTCGTCTGGTGCAGTCTTTATAAATCGCTCGGCTTTCTTTAACCGTTCCCTGAGCTTTACTCTTGCTCGTTCCTTAATATTATCGATGCGCTGTCCGTAAATATGTTGTTCGGATATGAGTAATTCTTCATTAAGGATGTGTTCATTGATGTTCGCGGTCTTTGCTTCTTGAATTCGTTTTTTGTGGTTCTCAATGGTTTGGTATACTTTTAAATTTAGTTCTTCTTCGGTATACATCCGTTTCGTGTTAAGCCATACGTCAAATGGTATCCGTGAATAATCTGTTGATCGAATGAGAATTTCTGCTCGGTCTGTTATTTGATCTAACGTCTCCGGCTCGTTAAGAAGTGATATTGCTAATGCTATTCTTTCATCGTTTGAAAGATGTATTTGCTTTTTGTTTTCAACGTGCTTTACAATTTCAAGGATCGCTGCATACCGGAATGTATCTTCAGGACTGACGGATTGGAGTTTGTCTAAACGTTTCTTGAAGGTCTCCAATTGTAGTTGATCCTCCGGCTTTAGTATTATTTGATTTCCCATTTCCTTTTGTCTCCATCTGTATTTTCATTGTTGGAAATTTTTCTCTCAGTGTTTTTGTCGATAATATATTTGCTTTCCAGGTAAACCCATTCCCTCCCCTGTAGATTTGTATCCATTGGATTACATCGGCTATTTCTTTTTCGGTTATTTTATCAAGCCTGAGCATGTAGTCAACATGTTCTGCCCATTTTTGGAAATCCGGTTCTCTGGCTTTTGGATAATTCACCTGAATATTCTTAAATAAATATTTACTAATTCTAATTTCTAAAGAATCGTCTGCAAAGACTTTCTTAATTGATTCTCTTAATTGATTCTCTTTATTGAGGGAAGTGCCATTTTTAGCACTCTTAGAAGTGCCACTTTTAGTATTATCAGTTACATTATTTAGCACTTCTGGAAGTGCCATTTTTAGCACTTCCGAATTTTTTATTTTTGTATCTTTTGGATTTTCAAACATCCATTCGTGTTTCAAAAAATAGTAATTATTTGGCTTATTTAATCCGTTTTGCTTAACCTCAATAAGCCTTAATTTTACTAATTCCTGTATCCTTAATTTAATTGTTCTAACACTCGTTCCTATATCGTCTGCAAGGGTTTCCTGTTGTGGAAAACATTCTCCATCTACTCCGGCATATTGACATAATCGAGAGTATAAAATTTTTGATACATCACTAATTTCTTTGCGCCGTTGCAACCAATTTGGTAAAAATGATCCTACAAATAGGTTAAAAACGTTTATTCGTTGGTTTTCTGTGTGTTGATTATCAATTTCCATAGTTTTGTTCAACGTGGCTTAAATTTGATTGATTGTACCTATAAATTACGCTTGTTTTAATAATGGTGGAGAAAGCGCATAATTTTTATTTTTTGTCCATCCTTTATGAATAGGTTCGTTTCCGATTGATACTTGATTCATATGTCCTTGATTAAGGTTATTCTCGGCACAAAATAATTTAAGATTGAATATTACTATCTCTTTACCATCAGGAGTTATGAAATAGTGCGTTTTTGATTTAATTAATCTTCTAAGTTCTTTATATTTTTCACCTCTGTCACGTCTATTAGCAATACATCTTTTTTTATAACCTTCGGGTGTCAAAATTCTATTCGGATATTTCTTCCCTAATCCTCCTCTTGGATGGGTTCTTGTTTCCCACATTTTTATTCCCCGGTTCCATCCTTTTCTTCCCGTGTTCGCTTTTTTGACGGCGGCAATAGTTCGTTCCTTTGTTTCCTTATCTCTATTAAGATTTTGAAGTCTAATTTTCTCTTTAAACTCTGGTGTTCTTTTTACTCCTAAACTACTATTAGCTTTCAAACAAATATTGAATCCTATGGTTCGATCATAACATTTTGTAGCATCTAACCAATATTGTTCTCGTTCAATTAAGTTCTCAATATTTACAAATTCAATTATAGTAAAGATGAAATTTTTCTCTCCGTAAAGATTAAAAGCATACTGAAGATGAGAATTTTTATGTTTGTTTTTGTTCAAGTATATTAAATGGAGTTTGAATCGCTCTTTTATATTTTTGGCACTGCCAATGTATATTTTCCCATTCACCAAACAGATTATTTTATAAATTCCTGATTGCTTTGTAAGATTTATATGATCACAATAATTCATAAAAATAGAGTTTCTTTGTTTGCTGCAATCTCTCTACCATTGACTATTGCAAGATGTGTAGTAGTGAGCATTGATTTATACCGGCTGTATGTACTCGGATCGTTGATATTTGCTTCTTGCATTAATTTTTCTGCGCTAATGAAACTACCTTCATAACTGATTAATACTTTCAACATTCTCCGCGCTCCATCAACAAGGTTTCCCATCCATAACTCTACAATTTTACTGGTGTCAATTGGTGTTTCTTCCATTCCACAACTTGAAATATATAATAATCCTTTGTTGGTTGGATAGAATTTTCTATTGTCTTCTCTCCAATATCCTTTTATTCCAAGTATTGATTTGTAACGACTAAATGTGCTGGGATCGGATATATTTCCCAATACCTTTACCTGGTGCATTGTTAATCCAGTTTGAATTGTTGTAACTGCTGACAACATTCGTAATGCTCCGGCTACAAGTTTATCATCTGAGGTATCAATGGTTGCTTGATGCTGTTCTAATCTTATAACTGGTTGTTGTGGTGTTGGTGCTAATGCTGGTCGTTTGTTAATTTGAATAAAGTTCTTTCCATAATCTTTGAATTCGTCTTGCAACGATCCGTTTGGAATATTTATTTCCTCAAGTGCCTGCACCGCTTGTTTAATGCTTCCGGTGTTTTTTAAGATTGCATTTTTAATTAAAGATACTTCCTTACTGAATTTATTGTATTGCTGTTCGTAGTGATATGTAATTTCAGCAACTTTTTTCTGAAAATACTCATCTTGTTTTTTACTCTCATCAAAATTGTGAGTAGGAATTTTATCTTGTTGAATTTTTTTGATAGAGAGTTCAAGTTCTCGAATTCTCTTTTTAAGTTCCTTCGGATCGTTCTCCTTGCTTTCTTCAATGACCTTGGATAGTGATGCTTGGACTTCTTCAAGGTTTACTGAAGCCCATCCTTTTAATGATCGCTGTTTGCCCTCTTTTGGTGAAGCAAATGAATCATACGTTTTGAACATTGGGAATTTTAATCTTTCAAATAGTCCTGCCTCTGGGCTCCAGACAAATGCCTCCCCAGTTTTCATTTTAGATACTGAATCTAAAACTAAGTTCCCCCTGGCGTTATCATCGGAGTATTCTTTTAACCATTCGTGAAATGCTTCTTTATCTGATGGATGTGTTACTCTCATTGCTACAAGTGTTTCGCAATTTGCTAAAAAATCATTGTGAACTTTTTGTGGCCTCTGACTTGCTGAAATCAAGCGTAATCCTATCCCTCGTCCCTCTGTGGCAAGTTTATTTGTCCAATAAATGCTATTACCTATTTCTGGACTGAGCACTTTCCCTTTTGGGGTATAGTTATGCACTTCATCAATGCCTAACCATAACGGGGATTTATTCCCGTTGTAAAGTGTTGATATGAAGTCAATCCAAAACTTATGAACCTTGCTTGGCATCCATCCCCGGAATCCGATAATACAAGGTCGGTTCCCGTTGACAATAAGTTTTGCAATCTCGGCTCCATGGTTCTCGTTGATATGGATGTCGGTTGCATCTGGATTTTTGAAATCTCCAAAGGTGATTATTTCATAACCGGGACTTTTCCCATCAGCTCCTAACTTTAATCCGTACCAGTCTCCTTTAATATCTATAATGCACACTCTTTTCTTTGCATCTAAGAGTTGTTCAATGATTACTCTCATCACGGATGACTTGCCTGATCCTGTTTTTCCCAATGCAACTAAATGTTGATTGAGAATTTCCATTGTTATGGGATGTTGTGCTTTCATAGTGTGCCTGTTGGTTCCTCTGGTTTTGTTTCGATGCTATCCCAATATTCTTCTGGGGTTTTAATTTGATGGAATCCCATCTCTAAACAATCAAGATATACATTGCTAATAAATTCTGAGTATTCAAGTTTCTTTAATCTTGCTGTTGATCCTGGAACTGTTGTAAATTCTCCAGTCTTCGGATTGACTGCCTCCTCGGGAAGAAATTTCATATTAAAATAGTTCCTTAGTTTATTCTTTGCTATACCGGTTACGTCATGAAGTGTCCCTATAATACCTTTGTGAAAATATCCCAATTGCGCTTTTGTTTTCTTTGGCTGGAATATATCTATATCGACAAGGATCTTTTTGCCCTTGAATATTAATCCGGCTTCCTGCAATCGCTTCCGAGATAAAACGATTTCACCTTTATCATTTACGTTTCCAATGATCTGCATCAGTGTTCAATTTTTGTGTTTGCATTCAAAAGAATTGATGTAAGATTATGGATTGCTACTCCGTGCTCCTGTAGAACAAGGAATGTTGCTGCATTAATCTGTTGGCTTAATCGTTCCTTGGCTTCCAAAATATTTAATCGGGTGTCTGTGAGCTTTATCCATAACCTTTGTTTTCCCGCTGGTGTAGCTACCGGGTTTATTGCAATGTGCCCCCATTCATCGTATTGGTCTTTAAGTTCTTTTTCAAGTTTTTCAATTGTTTGTTTTGATGCATCAATCATGGAGTCAAGTTGTTCTTTTGCTTTATCCATATTTTTAGTGTTTGGTATTGACATATTTCTCCTATAAATGATATTCTATTGGTGTTGTGGAATTTCCCTTGTTGAATTTTATTCTTTGCTGAATCTGAGACTGGATATTTTGATCGTGCGTTATAAGAATAGTGTAGTAACGGTTCCCATTCTTAAATGCATTATGAAGCATTTGAAAATAACGTTGCTTGTTTTCTGGGTCTAGTGCTCCATCACTTTCGTCTAAGAAATTCGTTTGACTATGCTTCCCTTCTTTTCGCATTGCATAAATAGCAAGTGCATCAGCAATGCTTCTGTTGATCCAAACTGCCTGTCCTCCTGAGAAGTCTTTTATCTTTCGTTCTTCCATTCCATTTTGCTGGATCATTATTTCAAAGACTTCTTTCATTCCTTTTTTTTCATCGGCGTATGGCTCCAAGGTTATGAATCTGACTTTGAATTCATTCCCAAATGTTTCCGATAATTCTTGGTTTACAATTTGTGATACTCCGGGGGCGGCTGCGTCAATTTCGATCTGTGGGATGCCGTTGTTACTACATGCATCCTTTAAGATATTCCAGTTGGATAGTTTTTTGAGATTGGTATCAATCAATGCCTGGATTGTATCTGACTTCTGTTTCATTTGTTCTGCAGATATTATTTTACTGTTTGTGAGTGTTTTGGTCTCTGTCAATCGGTCAATCTGTGTCTTTTGATCTGCAACTAATGCTGTGATGCGTTCAATTTCTTTCGTGCAAGTATTGATTTTTGTATCAATAGTGATAATATCTTGCTTGGATGCAGTAAGGATTTCTATTTCTGATTTAATCGTTTCTATTTCGTGGAGTAATTTACTTTCTTCCTCCGTAAAATGCAATAACTCTATCCCTCGGTCTTTCGATATTTGTATCAACTGAGGATCGATATTTTTGATTGTGGTCTCGGCGGTAACGATTGCATTGTTATCCCGTTGGTTATCTGATTCTTTTTGTGCAATCTTTTCCCGGATTTGATCGGCACTCTCTGCCTCTGGAATGCCATTGAGTTTAGTTTGCCGTTCTGCAATTGCTGTGGTGTACCATTGCTGTTCTTTGGAGAGTTCGGATTTCTGCGCTTCCAATAACTGATCACATTCCTTTTTATCGGCGGTCAATGTTTTGTGTGTTTCTTCGGTTGCCGTCAATTCATTAAAGAGTTTTTCCCATTGCGCGGTTTCCAGTGCTGTTATTTCTGATTGCACTCGTTTGTGTACAATCATATCATATCCAATGTTCTGGGTTTCAGTTTCAAGTGCTGTGATTGTTTCACGGGATGGCTTTGCATCATTATGAATTACAAGGCTCTGTGTAGTTTCGTCAATTCTTTTTTGAACATCCGATAATGTTTTTAATGATGGATGTTCTGTGTCCATCAATGCAGAAAGTTTTATTTCTAATTCATCAACTTTCTTTTTTGCATCCAATGCCGATGTCAAAAGTTTGCAGATTGAATACATCTCTGGTGGATCGTTCTCAGGTTTTTGATCTATTAATGATGCCGATGCTGTGTATAGTTCAATTTCTTTCTTTAACGAGTTACGCTCATTTTGAATTCTATCGTTGAAAGAAATATAATCGTGCCGGAATGATATTAACCGCGTTTCAATTTCGTTTTGCTTTTTTGTCCAAATGTTCAATTCGCTATTGTACTTCTCCGTTGCTTTTTGGACAAGGTTTGACTTTTGATAGAACAAGTCCTTGTTCTCTGAATGAACCTTCTCCTGATCCCTGAGTCCATCTAATTTCGCTTTGGTGGTATTAATCTCCTCTTTATTGTCAATGATCTTCTGTGTCCGGTCAAGTTTTGGATTAATCTCCGATAATTTAGTAGTCAATCGTTGGATTTCCGCTTCATAGCGGTTCTTTGTATCAATTTGCTTGGTGGTAAGGTCGGCAATTTCTTTTTCCAGTAATGAACGATCTGCAATGATATTGTCTTGCCCAGTAATAGCCAGCTGAAGGTTGTTTATTTCCGTGGTTCTGTTTTTTATTTGAAGCAATAGTTCATCTTTCCGGGCAAGGATAAGATTGTGTTCGGCTTTTGTCTTTTCAAGTTCCTCTTGCTGTGTCTGCAGTGATGCAATTTTTGATCGGTGTTTCCCCCGTAACGGCAAAAGAGTGTTGGTTTCCTTCTCAAATAGTTTTGCCTCCTCCTTTTTCAGCAATTCAAGATTTGTATTGAGTTCTGCAAGTTTGAATTCCAGTTCAATCTTTTCTTTCTCTTTTACCCTTAACGATGCTTCATCTAAGCCTTGGGATAACTGCAGTTTGTTTAATTCTTGCGTAACTGTTTGCAGTTCTGTTTTCAGTGTTTCGAGATTAGATAACTCATCGGAATATAATGCTAATTCATTGCGGGATTTTTCAAGGTCTTTTTCAATTCCATCTGTTTTCTCTTTTATGTATTTGTGATATTTTTCATATTTATCTATGGATAATATTTCCATAAATATTTGTTTTCTTTCCGATGGTTCCAATGAACCTATGTTTGTAGCTTTCTGTGCTGTGAATTGAGACTTAAAAAATAAGTCTGCGCTCCCGATTATTTTTTCTACCTGTTCAACATAACTAGATAATCCCCCATCCTGATTTACTGGAATATCTTCCTTGTAAAGAAAATATTTTGCTTTCCCGGTTACTCCATCAATCTGAAAGTATGATCGATAATGAATGCCATTATATATCCATCGAAAATCTTTTTCACTATTCTTTAGGAAGAAATGATCCGAGTATTTACGGCTTTGATAACTTGCCATTTGCGGGAATGGTGTTGCGTGTTCAATGATTGTGGTCTTACCGGCTCCATTGTCCCCGATAAATGCGATTAATCCGGGTTGGAATTTTGTAAAATCAATTGTGAGGGTATCAACGTTTAGTCCTGATTTGATGTGTACGCTTCCTACAAGTTTAAGACTTTGCGGTATCATGTGTTTGGCTCCTGTTTTCTGTGTAGTTGAATATAATTATTTTTGTTTATCCCTTGCAACTTTTAATTGTGCAAAAAGATTTTGAATTGCTTCATTGAGACGTACTTCATTCATATCAACGTTTTGAGTTGTTGATATTGTCCGTTCAATCGATGCTCCGCCTTGTTCCGTTTTGACTGTTATTGTAATAGTAGTCATTGATTTATCCCTCTGTTACTACTGCCTGTTCAACTTCGTCTGCCAATAGAAGTATTTCTTCATTGGTTTCAACTGACTTTGCTTCCCCCCAGATTTCTACTTTGTCTCGCAATTTTGTTGCTGTGATAATTGCTTCGGATCGGACTTCATCCGTAGTCTCAATGATCCGTTCTATTTTATATTCAAATGCTCCTGGATACTTTGCCTGTATCATTTCATCGGATACTACTAGGCTTTGCTCGGCGGTTAATGAGATCCTTACTCGTAACTTTGCTCCTATCCAGTCTGGTTCGGTGTCGAATAGTTCTCCCTGACCGTCTGCGTCAAAGATTTCTCCTGATACTTGGTCGTATAATGCGTTATGTTGTGATAACGGAATTGAGGGAAGGTAAATCGGTTGCATTGTTGTTTTACCGTTATCAATTTCAACGTAGTTAATTTGTTTTTTCTCTGTCTCCCCATGATTGACGTGGAAGATTGATCCTGAATAATATTCTTGGGATTTATGGATATGTCCTCCTGCAACATAATCACATTGAGCAAGTTCAATAAATTCTTTCGGAATGAAAACTTCTTGTCCAAATAACAGTTGACCGTTTGACAATTTTGATCCTGCAACATTCCCGTGAAATACTAATATCTTTGGAATGTTTAGTCCGGTGTTGATTGCTGCAAATCCGATAAAGATTTTTTTGAGTTCATCTAATATCAATGAGTTTGTTTCATCGGTGGAAAGTCCTTCTTTGTCTTTCAGAAACCATCCTTTTTCGGGATATGAAAGCAAATGAAAAATTGCTTGGGGATCATACAGTCCATCATATTGTGCTGTTGCTGGAACAAAGGATAATTCATCAGTCATTATCCTCTTGGTAAGAATAATGCTATCAATCGTTTCCGTTACAAACGTTGGGAATTTTGTATCAAGATTTCGGAATACTTCTAACGATCCATCATTGTCGTGGTGGTTATTCCCTTTTATAAGAATTGTTGGTGCTTCGTTTGCACATGCGATAAATGCGTCTCTGGCTTGTTTGACTGCTGAATCTTGATTTAAGACTTGGCGTTTATTCCAAATGTCTCCGGCTATAACGTGTGCGTTTGGTTTCTTTTCTTGAAGTGATTTAATGATTGCATCAGTTGCCGTCTTTACATCCTCGTATTTTTCTGGATCGCAATGCCAATCGGCACTATGAATAAGGGTAAACATTTTAACTCCTATAATTTATTTATATTAGCGAATTCACCATGATGGTTTATTGCTGCTTCGTTATATGCGTGTGCTGCATCAATTGATTCAATAAAATATCCTAAGTGTATTTGTTTTGAATTGATATTAATATATGCTCTAAATTTTCCATTTTGAAAAAGGGTAACTCCCTTGAGTTGTGTCTTTGAATTCTTTTGTACTGTTTTATTTCTTCTGTTCTGTTGAAGGGTTGCTTTCCTAAGATTTGATTTTTGATTGTCAAGGCGAATAGTATTTTTATGATCCACTTGATAACCTTTTTCTACATTTAATAAATACTTGTGCATTAAAACTGGCTTGTTTCCTTTTTTACTGATCCATATATCTCGTCTGGCATAACCATGTGCATCGCAATACCATTTGTATTTATTGAGTTCTTCAAAGTCTTCATCGTCAACTAATGCAAACTTTCCTTCACCGTTCTTTCCTCCAAGCGCAATCTTTTTCATAACTACCCCGTAAAATAAAAATTCCTTTACTCATCGCTGAACCCCGATCAAAGGGTTTTCTCCTCTCGGAGAAGATGAATAAAGGAAAGTTTTGTTTTGATCGTATTCAGCATTGTTTACGGATGTAAAATGAATAAAATATTATACATTGTCAAATAATTTCTTCAAAAAGATGATTTGAATTTCCATCCATTGTTTGAAATGTTCCGATGTAATGCTTATCTGCAATGTGATGTATCGGATGTCCTGTGCCGTAAATTAAAAATGTTCTTGGCTTGGTCGGTTGCTCTGGATCGCAAAGTATCCAAATGAATGGATTTCCGTTTTGCATTTGAACTGTTAAAACTTTTGATTTATCTGGTAAGTGAAGTTGTTGGCAGTCTTGAATTATAATCGGGTATTTGTGGATGGTTAGCATTGTGTTTTCTCCTGTTTTCTGTGTGTGGATTTGCAGTCACATCAGGAATCGAACCTGAATAAATCCCTCCAAAGGGGATTGCATTACCGTTGTGCTATGTGACTATTAAACCTTGCGTGGGGAGCACGGCAAACACTCCCCTTTATTTTTTTACCGTTAATCATTCACATAATACGCAAGTTTGAATTAATAGTGCTAATACGAATTCTTCAGTTACCGATCTTCTTTTATTCTTTGTAATAGTTTAGTTTAGGTTTGGAGTTGTCCGTTACCTTCGGTTCTCCTCGTTGATTCGCTTATTACTTTCTTAAAGTCGCACTGACTAAGATTTTATATTTGAACCATTGCATCTATTTGGATAAGCCTGTTACACTCGCAGTAACATTGGATAAGATAGCAAGTCTTATCTATTAGCCGTTTTGACTTTACCCGTGATGCGTACCTGCTGTTACTCTCCTTTCTGGGCTGTAAGCGATTTCTTTAGATATTTTGATGTTGAAAGGGTATTTGAGTGTCCCTTCGAACATCCCCGTATTATTGCGGGTCTTTCGATCTGGCCGGGTGCAATCCCGGAATTTATTTTTTTATTGTAGTATCGGGTTTTGCTGGAATAGAATCTGGCATTAATGGGTCATCATATACAGAATATTTCCCCTGCAAGATTAACATAGCATCGTCCATTTTTTTTACGAAATCAAGTGCCTCTTGTTTTTTTGCTTGGACTTCTTTTGCCTGTGATTCAAATTCCTTTTTCTTGTCTGCCTTTTTGATCCATACCTGTGCGGGTTTTTCTTTTTTGTCCTTATCTTTATCTCCCGCAAATAACAAAGATAATGCGATAACTAAAGCTACTGCTATTCTTTTCATCATGTCGTTCCTTTTGTTAGTGATTGTGAAGTTATTATTCCATTGGCATTGCAAAAGTTGTTTCTTCTACCGGGTCTGGAAGTTCGGTTAATCTCCATATATATAGAGATTGCTGATCCGGTGTCATTTGTTCTGGCGTTGCAACTTTTTGTCCCTGAGCATTAAATTCTTTTGGAACAAATTTTTTCTTTGCAATCAACGTCTTAATCCGGGCAAGTCTTTCCTCTGTGGGTTGCTTTGCCCATGAAGCAATGAATTCCGTTTGCTCGGCCGCAATTGATTCTGCTGAACGTTCTACTTTTTTTGTTTCCTGTTGTGATTGGATTTGTTCTGGTTGCTGTGTTTCAATTTTTATCCGGTCTTCTTCATCTTTTTGTGCGTTCTTTATTTCTTCTTCGGATAATATTCGCTCGCTTTCCTCTCCTGGTTTTGTTGTTGAAATAATTTCAACGGGCGTGCTTACCAATAGAGACTGTGGTTTGCTTTCAAGGAAACGTCCTCCATGACCAAATACGCTGGTCGCTCCCTGTGCTGCATTGAGAAGCAATGCTTCTTTAACTTTGTCATTGGAAAGTAGAAATTCAATTTTCAATGAAACTTTTACCAATACAAATGGTTTTTTCAATTCGGCTGCAAGATACCAAGGCTTAATCCCTAGCAATGCTCTTACTCCTCGCAATTGCGCTCCGGTTTCGGCTCGGTTCTCTTTGAATTGAGAAAGTTCAATCATATACTTTCGTAATTCAAATGAAATGTAATCCGTGGCCTCTGGTGTTCCAAATACATACGGAATATCATTGTCCCCTTCTTTGCGTGTTGCTTTCCCAGACTTGACAAGGTTCTCAAGATCAAATTGTTTTTTCTGTTTTCGGGCTTCCAAGTCCAGAGTGTATGTATCGGTTGCAAGTAACCATGAACCGTCTGGTTTTTGAAGTGCTCCCGTCCATCGATATGTAATAATATTCGGATCGTTGGTTTGAACTTTTCCAGTCTGACTTGGATTGGTATCTGGATGGATACCTGCCGCATGGCTGATTTTTTGCAGTGCTGGTTTTGCAAGTGAAAGTTTATCTACCCAATTGGCTCCTACTTTCAGGCTTCCAATTTTGAATACTTCTTGGTTTGCCGGGTTTGGATCGATCCTTACAATTTCGTGACTGATCTTTTGCAATGGTGAAATTTCCAAAAGACTTTCGCTCGGATACAATAAATTGTATTTGTCGGGCGGGAATTGACTGGTAAGGCTTGCTACTACGCTGGTGTTCTCTGGCATTGTGTGTCTCCTTCTGTTATGTGTGTATGTTGGATTTTTGTTCTTTGAAATATTGTTTTGCGCTCTTTGATCCCGTAAACTGTTCGGTGTGTGTTGTATCATCGACAAATGTTACCGTGACAACATAATTGCCGTGTTCAATTTTTTTATAGGTTACCTTTTTTATTTCTTTTTCAAATATCTCTAACATTGTTTTCAAATTCTCCCTTCTGTTGTTGGATAGTTTTTTTCCAGTTATAAATTACGGATTGGTCTGTAGTATAGATATGTTTTTCTCTAAATACTTCCCAATAGTTTTGCAATCGTACTAATAAATCATACAATCTAAATGCTAATGGGAATTCAATTTTTGATTGTTGCCGTCCGAGTTGTGGCGGTTCTGGTTTTTTTGCTTTGGGATGAAATGTGATAATGATATTTGTGTTTGTAAGGTAGTCGTACACTTTCTTGAGGGATTTCATACTATTTTCCTATAAATACTGTCGTTGTGTTTGGCTATATTGCAAAACTTTTTACTTAGTTGCAAGCGTTAATTCTGTCTGGGTTTTCGATGCGCTTTCCCCTATCAATACTGTCTTGGATACTTTGTTTATCTTCCGTCCAGCTTTCTTTAATGCAAAAGGAATATGTGCTTCACTTTTTGCATCTATCTCTGTTGTTCTGAAACGGCTTTGGTCATCATAATATTCTACCAAATATTTCATACTTTCACTTTTGAATCTGGGATTACAATCACTGAAAAAAATGCAAATATTATTCCCATCCCCATTGCATTCTCGGCTTGTCCGTTAATAGATAGCAAGTATGCTGATCCTACTGCTGTTACTGCAAAGATAAACGATAATGTGTATCGTATTTTTCTCATAACCTTCTCCTGTTTATTTGTGGTTAGATATTGCTTCTGTCTGGAAGTAATATAGCCAATTATCTTATTTATTGTCAAGTCCTATTTTAGAAATAAAATATGCGCTTGGTTAGGGCGCATATTGGCGGTGGCGGGATTAAATTTCGGGGATTTTAGGTAAGTATTATTGCATCTGATAATCCATAGAATTTTGTTAAATCGTAACTGGTTCCGTGAACCGTTCCAGTCCCGTTGATAATTGTTGCTCGGCGGTTTCTAACATCGTCCCTCCAACGCTCGGAAAAATCTGGTAAGTCGTTGTCAAGGATAAATTGTAATACTCCTTTTTCAGTAATGAATTCTTTTGCCTGTTCTTTATATTGTTGATACTCATCGGATATGCTCCCTCTGCCTCTCTGCACTGACTGGTCAAATGCAAATGCTATTGATCGTTCTGTTTTCAGATTAAAGAGTTTGCATATTTTGAGTGCATCATTAAAATAATGTTCTGTTGCATCATCCTGTATGTTTTTGAATCCATTCCCAAGGTTTGCAAATACTTCTTTCCACTCTGGAAGGATATTTACTTTCCCGGAATAAAATTTCTTGGATGGTTTTGATGGAATAAATTCTTTTCCCGTGGTAACTTTATTCACAAAGTTTTGGATCGTTTCCCGGTCGTACGCTAATGCCATGGTCATTATTTCCCCAGACTTGTCTTTTGCTATTTCATCAAATCGGGTTGGATCACTGGAATACATCTCTGAAAATAATGGCTGCAATGTTCCTTGTGCTAAATTCCACTGCAGGATACCAAATGACATCCCGGCTCCATCAAAATTCCCTACACTGCCTCCGTATCGTGCTCCTTCAAATGCTCCTGTAATTAGTAAACATTTTTGAAATGTGGCTTTTAGTTTTGGTTCCATTAGGATCTCACTGCGGTTTTAAATGCATTGATAAATGTAGGTATATCTTCTCCTGGCTGGTTTGTGTGCCATTGTTGATTTTCTTCAACAAGTTTTTTAATTGCATTGAAGTGTTTATCTTTGTCAATAGTAAAAGTTGCTGGCTCTGTTTCAAAAACTTGTTTTAATGGCTTGTAAATATCTTCAGCAAAATCTATTACGTCCGTTCCCCTCATGTTTTGCATCGCTTTATTAAGAATCATTTTTAGCGTTGCGTAAAAAAATGGTGTATCTATCGGTACTCCATCTTCTGCAAGTGTTCTTATCTTTGTTTTTATCTCTGGAACTGTGATTGTGTGCATGATGTGGCTCCTATGGTTTGTGAATTTGTATTAATCGTTGGTTGTCTTGGCCGCAATATAATAAGCTGTTCCCCCAATATCAATAGTAAGAGTTCTATTAGGTGCTGTTGGAGAAACTACGTTCACTGCCGATGCTACTACTACCGTTCCAGTCAGGTTTGGAAAGGTTATTACTTTATTTGAACCTGTTGCTGATGTTTTAATGTTGGTTGGAACTGTTTCTCCACCTTTATACATTACTAATTCGCCATCTGTAAGACTTCCAGCAATTCCCGCAATCAATAAATCTGTTCCCTGAAAAGATTGGTTGCGTGCTACTTGCACTCCAAAATATGAAAAAGAAACCACTACATTGCCAGTTAAATCTGGAAAGGTTATTACTTTATCGGAAACAGTTGTTGAAGAAACGATTGTTGTCTTAAACGCATTGAGATTATTAAAAATTACTAGCGAACCATTATTTGTTGAAGCAACTCCTACATTTACCGTCACTAAATTAAAATTTGTTGCTACAAGCGTTATTGTAGTTACAGATGTTGCTACAAGGTCGTTTACTAGAAAATCTTGACTAGCACCTATAAGTGCAATTGTTCCCGATATAGCTGGTAGCGCAATTGATAAGTCGCTTGGTGCTACGCTGGTAGATAATGTCGTTGTATAATTACTAGTATCATTATAAAATACAATTTCGCCGTTTACAGCCGATGGGCTTCCTAAGTGTAACGGTTTTTTAATAGTAACATCGCTTGCCGAAAAGATAACAAGATCGGTTTGAACCGCGCCGTTGTTGGTTGCAAAATATAACTTGAAAGAATTATCGTATCCTATATCCCACATCTTGTTTGCAACTGGGTCTCCTATTGTAAAAAATGGGTACCATCCATCGCCATGCACTCCGAAACCTCTCACTCTTGTTCCCACTGCGCCAGCTACTTCTGTTGTAACAAGATCAAGAAAATGTTTGTCTCCTGAAAATATTTGCGTTGTTATTGATACAATTCCAGCACTGGTCGCTCCGTTAGCTACTGGCAATCGTGCTACTTCAACCGTTCCACTTGAGATTTGTGCTCCTGAAATATCTGTAGGTGAAAATTTTACATAATTACCATCTGCTGTTCGTTTATCTGTAACCGTAGTAAGCACTCCCCCGGCTTTAACTACTGTTGCAATTCGATATTGTCCTGTCGCTGGTGCATTGGTTGTAATAACTATTTCGTAAGAATCATATTGATAGATACGATAATCAGCAATCGTTGCTGGAACGTATGCTGCATCTGGAAATCTTCCTCCTACAGCATATTGTAACGATCCTTCTGTTGTGCCTGTAAATATTTGTTGCAATGTAAGGTGGGTATCATCTTCTACTGATAAGACTGCATATTTATTATTGTTTCCACTTATACTAGAATCAATGATAAGATTCATAAACTTATCAAGATTTTTTGTAAAGAATGTCCCTACTCCTACTACTTGATTGCTTCCATATGTAAATGTTATTGTTCCGCTTTCTGTGTAAATGGTTTTCTTTTGCAATAGAATGTTATAAGTATTGTTTGGGTATGTAAGAATGTTGCTCATGTCAATATTTACAATACCTGTTTCCTTTACTTGTTTGACAATTCCATCTGCATCTTTTATAATTGCTTCAAATGCTTGAATGTCAATTGATGTCCCAGCATTATCGCTGACTAATGCGTTATTGCTATATGTCCCCCCGGCTTGTCTTGTTAAAAGAATGCCAAACTGCGATATCATTCTTTCAAAAAGTGCCGAGAATGAATCATAGAGAAGTGTTTCGCCAAAAAATAAATTCTTTGGCGTTATAAATTGTCCTTGGGTATACAGTGAACGGCTCATGATAATTTCTTTCTATCGAATAGATTCAGGCGTGTCCATTAAATGAATTTTATTTTTTCTTTTATCTATAATAATTATTTCTTCTTTACCTTCAATTTTATAAATAAGGAAATTCTGATCGTTTCTCCCTATCCAATTTCCCCATCCAAACATATTCCCATCTTTATCAATCTTAAACAACTCTTGTTGTTTAGATTGTGCAATTAGTGAGAATGGATATTCAATAGCACTTGTTGGGAGTATTTCTTTTATATTTACTTTTTCTTGCATGCTGCAAGTTCTTATTCCTATTGTAAGTCCTGTTAGAACTGTTGTAAGAAGTAACCGAAAATACCATTTGTATGGGGGTGCATCAAAAAACTTAACAATCGCCGCTTGATAATTTACGGCCTCTCCAAGACTTTCAAATTTAATTGTATTTTCTAAATATTTTTTCTTTGGCATAAAAGCTCCGATTTAATATTTTCGTCTAATAATTCCATCGTCTGCTCTGTAATAAAAGCCTCCTGTAGAAACTGTTGTAGAGTCGGTTGACAATCCTATACCGTATATAGTACCATTAACTTTTAATGAGTCCAGTGTTTGAAGGAGTAAAAATGTATTTGCGCTTGATTTGATTGCATATTTCAAATCTGAAAAACTTCTTTGCGATGTTGAATCTGCGTTTTTAAGATAACTGAGATTGCTGAATGTCCGTTGCAATGTGCTATCGGATGGTTTTAATACTCCAGTTATTCCCGATCCGCTTCCAAGCAAAACTGTGAATGATGCCGTATCTCCAAAAAAATCATTGGCTACATTTGAGAATCTTTTTTGTCCAGTAATATTTGTTTGGGTTCCCGTTATTGTTACAAATGCTCCGCTTGCACTATCGGCGGCTCTCATTGAATCTTTGAATGACTGTTGGAAAGAATAACTTGCTGTAAATATTTTGCTAAACAATCCTTCACTTCTAAGCGCATTATAGTTTAGCCCTTGATTAGTTGTTGTATCAGTTTGAGATCCTATCCAGTCACCTGTATACCCTCGCTTGATAGTCCTGAAATTGAAATTAGTCGTGTACTGGATATTGGCCTGTGAATACATTTCTGCCGTTGCAAAAAAGATTGTAAATAAAATCAAGATTATTTGTCTCATGGCGTTATTGCTCCAATTCCTCCGGCTGGCGTGACCCCTATTCCTCCGTATCCAATGCCGTCTATTGGATTAACGAAAAATCTCTTATTGAATTTTAATGGAATAAAGTATTTTGAAATTATATTTTTCACTTCGTCATCCGTTCTGATACTCTGGTTCTCCGTAATAATATCCAACATATTATCTAGATTAAGATAAGTGAGGGAAAGTTCTGGTGCATAGTTTCCTGTTTCATCAAATCCTGGACTTGTTACTCCAAGTATCCATCCGCTTTCTAATTGATCGTGTAATGTTAATTGTACGTTATCCGTATGACATAATCTTTTAATGTCATCGTATATTCCAGCGTTGGTTCCTCTGTGCGCTTGAATGGTTAAACTATTTTGTTCAATCGTAATAATGCTGTCTGGTGCTATTCCCGTTTCATTTCCAGAAATAAATACGCTTTGTTCATCATTAAATATAAATCCTCCTTTACCCTCTCGTTTTGCTAACAGTAAATCTGCAAGTCCATCTCTGAGTTTTTCAATGGTATCGGATATTGCACCTAATATTGCATCTCGAATTGTCATTTTATAAATCTCGGTAAATATTTTTCAAGTGTTTTGAATGATCCCTCTGGTTGTCCAAAATAGAATTCGTTGAATGCCTGTTGATCTCCAAATCTCACACTGTTTGATAAAGGTTGTTCCTGCGATTGTAACAATGATGCTTGAGGTTGTCCATCAAAATTTGTTGTTCTGATATTTAGATAAGAATAACCACTATTTGTATATCCTGGTAAGGCAATGGATTTTAATCTATAATTATAAGTTGTGTTTGAAAATATTTGATTATCGGTATATGTTGTATCAAAGATAGTTGCGATAACTTCATAATTGTCACCGCTTGGAGTTTTTCTTTCAAGTTGATAATTTTTTGCATTTGATACTGCATCCCAAGAAATTATAAGTTGACTTCCATTTTGGCTGCCCGTTATAATTGGAACAAATGCTTCAAATGTCGCTATAATAGTATGATTGCTTATAATGTTTGTAAAGGTATAACTTGATACGGCTCCTACTGATATTCCATCAACAAATACATTTGAAACGATATATCCTGAATCTGGAGTAATGGTAAATGTTTGATTTGCTCCATAAGCAAGGATAGTGCTTCCCGGTGTAGAAATTGCTCCGTTTGCTCCTGCGCTTGCGGTAAGAGTAACTTTTGTTTGACCTATTCCACTATTATATAAGTCGCTAATTTCTTGTGCTGATGTAACTTTATTCCATACGCCAGATTCTTGTACATCTCCATTTAATGGAGTTTGACTTCCATAAAGGGCAGGCCATAAACTAGAAATTCCAAATTCAATATTGGCTGTTGGTGTTCGTGTTGCACCTCCTGCCCCAGAAGCTACGGATACGCCGTTAATATATAACGTCCATAAATTCCCTGCGGTTACTGTCATTAGCACAAAAACCCAAGTCCCTAAGTTGATTAAACCATTTTCGGCGGGCGTGCTAACTGCGTTTGCTTCTGCTCTTAATTTTCCATACGTGGTTGGTGAACCTGCTGTTCCGTAACCAAGGCTCCATCCATTGTTTTCAAAATTACTCGCAATGGTAGCATCGCCGTTATGTATTATCCATCCAACGGTTTCCGTGATTGGAATATTTACCCATGCGCAAATAGTAAAATCTGTTACTCTTGTTGTAGCTGGTGCGTTTCCCCTTAATGCTTGAAATATAGTTGCCGATGTTCTTGTAAATCTTGCAAATCCTAGTCCCTTCCCTCCTGCATGAAATGTTACATCATTTCCCGCTGGCACTCCATTGTTTCCTGCCTGAATTAAATGATTAGTCCCTACGGAATCATTTAGGTCATTTAGTCTCCAATAGGCTACTAATCCAGTATTAAGAGTGCCTCCAGTATCTTTATTAAATACAACTGACATTTTTTATCCTGTTATAATTTGAATGGTGCAAGGATAATATAAATATTTAGTGAAGCATTGTTCCATGCTGTTACTGCATCAATATAAAGTGTTGTAAATGCTGTTGTGGAAAATATTTTTTTAACTAGTGTTGCATCAACAAGTGCATTTGCTCCAACGGCTTCAGCTACTACCACCTCGGTTCCTCCGGCTGTTGTCCCAATTTTTATTCCTCCTGTTACGGCGTTTGCGGTTGTATTAAAAATTACTATTGAAGTGATTCTCATTCCGGCAGGAATTGCATCCGTTAACGTTGTTATTGATGTTAGAGCAAGTCGTCTGTATGTTGGATTCGGGATATTTTTTGTAGTTGTGATAAATGGGAATGTCCCCGCTGCGATGTGTGCAGTCCAGTCAACTGCAGAAAAATCTACCAATGGATCACCAATGATTACATAGGGATTAATTGCTGTTGGCATTAATGCTCCTATTGTTGGGATTGCATCAACTGCTTTTTGTGCAGTTTGGAATATCATACTATCCGATCCATTAAAATCAACTGGTGCATCTAATTTTACAAATAATGTGTTCTTAGAATAACTTGCCCATCCTAACGCCTGTAAATATCCTGCAATGTTATTATAGTGATATTCTTTGTTTGCTTTGGTTCCTAATGTATCCCCCCTGAACTGTGCATCAACAATATTTGTAATTTGTGTTAATGTGTACGTTCGTAGATTTGACAAATAATTTGATATGCTTGTTATAAGTGCCATTATCGTTGTCCTTAAATAATTAAGCGTTTACTATTATTGATGCTTGAGATAATGTATAATCTATCATAGTATTATCGGCTACATTTGTAATTGATAGTCTTGCTAATCGTGGAAGTGATTCTATAAAAGTTATTGTTCCACTTCCCGCTGGTTGTGCGTTTTTCTGTGCCGTTAATGTAAAGGTAACTAAATCTATATCTTGAATATCGTTAATTTTCAATAGTTCTTCAATAATAACAGCATCGTATAATATTTTATCTGTTTTCCACGTTGCGTAATCTAAATAATTTGCAATAACATCTGCCGCCTGAACATATACGCTTTCTAAAGTTGCTCCTGTTTTTAATGTTACTCTGAATGTAATTGTTATATCAGTCATATCCATATTCTCTACTGTAATAGTCTCAAATGAACGGCTGTATAAAGCAACATCTACACCAATAGCACTTAATTCTGGTGCTGTAAAATCTACCGCGTTTCGTGACCTGACTAATATTTTTACCCCGTCCGTAGTAAAATCTTTTTTTGCAATTGTTCTTAAAACATTTGCATCGCTTAATATTGATTGGGCTTCATAAAATGCCTGAGTATCAATATTCAAAGAACTGATAATGTTTTTATGTCTATCTCTGAATTGATCGTCTGTTTCTGCATCTAATCCTGTTCGTGATTGTGTTGGGACTGGGTTTGTTACACTTGTTATTCCATTAATTGCCGGACTTAAAACTGTTATGGTATTTGCCTGTGATACTCCCGTGCTTCCTGTCGTTTGAGCAATTGCAATTGTTCTTGATCCTAACCCTGTTGAAGTTGATTGTCCTCCAAGGGATAAATTATCTTTTCCTACAATTACATCCCATTGAGTAACAAATCCAATATTAGAAATTGAGTTCCTTACTATTGTTCCCGCTGGAACTTTTGGGAGTATATAATATGTTCCCGCTGCGGGATTTCCAACTACCGTTATGCTCGTTGCTGTGTTTCCAGTAATTGTAAACTCTATGTTTGCACTATCAATAAGAATCCATACCCCATTGATAAAATCATTTACTGTCCATGCTTTTGTTGTATCATTGAGAGTATTTGCCGCTACACTTGTACTCGTTCCTGTAATAAATGTTCCAAGAAATACTAAAAGTGTTTGCGCGGCTGTTGCTGTTAATCTTGTCAAACCACTTTCCTGTCCAAGATAATCTAATGCAGTTCCTTTTGCTGTTGTCCAAAATAAACTGCGCTGAATTGTGATAAGGTCATTCCATACCTCCGCTACAGTAGCACTAACTGAAGTAAAGAACGCTCTGGCTGTACTTCCAATAACAAAATTTGTAACTTTGCTTTGGAGTGAAACAAATATCTGAATTAAATCTTTCTCAATATCGCGCTGTTGTTTCATAATTTTTTAGGTTGGTAAAGGAACCGAAATATTAAAATTATCACCCTGCACTGGTCTTAATTCTATTGTTACATTCACTGCGTTTTGAGTTCTAACGGTTTCTAAAACTTCTACCGCTTGTATTCTAGGATCGATTGAAAATCCTTCCAATATCCTTAATTGTATAAATGATTCTACGCTTTCAAATGGCACATCCTCGGACAATTCAAGATTTAATCCCCAGTTTTCATAAAATGGCAAATCTCCTTGTTGCGCTACGGATAAATTTTGCACTCCCTGTTTTATCGTTTCGCTTGTTGTTAATACTTTGAAATCTCCATCGGTATCCTCTGCAATTTCATTTGGAAAATCCTTTCCTAAGATTAAATCTCCTGTTTGGTCTCCAAAAACTGCTATATCATTACTTGCTCGGATTGACAAATCAATTGGAACCGGGATATTTATTGTCGTTTGTGTTTCAAATTCTGATACCGTGATATTATTAAACGATAAAATGTTCTGCCATGGAACGCCGTATTGAATTTCTAATAACCTGAGCGTATCAAATTCTCGTATGGTATGAACAAATCCTACAATTATTTTTCCCGGACTTTCATTGTTAATATAGGCAGAAAAAAGCGATTGCATTTGTTCTTTTGATACTCGTTGAAATCGTTCAATGGTGTATGCTTTCTGTAAATTATTGATGTTGTTTTGTATCTTCCATAGAATATCATTCCATTCAATGGAAGCATCAAAGTCTGGATCGGTTATTTGTTGGCTCTGTTGATAAATAGAATCATAGATGCCCTGAAATACAAATAGTGCATTTTGAACCTTACTATAATATTCTGTTAATTGAATTGACATATTAACCCTTTATCTGTGCCCATTTTTCTTCTACCGTGGTTGCAGTAGTTGATAAAGTAGTATTAACCGATGACACCTGGCCTGCAATTGCTCCTCCAAGTTGGACAAGTAATGTTGTAATATTACTACTTGCCGCAACTGCTAAATCATAGCCCTCTTGTGCAAAATTCAAAACATCTATTGCTGGTGTAAGAATTCCAATTGCGTTATCAAGTACTTCTGTTGCATTGTCTGTAAAATTACTTATATTTGTCAAAAGAAAAAGTAATGGGTCTTTGCTTGTTACTTGAATTGGTTTTCCAAGTGTAGTAAAATTAAGATCGTATGTTGTTTCAAATGGGTTTCTTATTGCGTTTAATGTTCGCACAAATGAAGTGAAATTTATACAATGCTGTTCATCATTGATAAAATCATAATAGTTGATAGCATAAATATAGTTTCCGTTTTTTTGTTCTCGCAAAAATTGAATATTTCTTTCGCCTTCAAATTGTCTTACCCTGTTTGAAGCTCTGTATACTTCGTCCCGGAATTCAATCAAGCGTGTATATCCATCTTTTACTAATATCCCCTGACGGCGTGGTTGCAGTCCAAATGTTCCACTCATTCTTACTTGCATTAATTGTGATCCGTACTTATCTATGAATCCTTCTTCTGGCGTGGTCTGTGTTATGGCTGTTCGGCTTGCTTCGGAATAAATAAGATTTGCCGGTTTCACGGTCATTGGAAATACTTTTATTTCTTTCCACTGCTGTGATACTGTATCGGTTGCATCTAAATTTTTTTGAAGCAACTGAAATATAATGTTATCAGACTTTTGTATTCGTAAGATTGCCATAATATTAATCTATCTTATTTGAAACTGTGGTTGGGAGTGCCGCTATTATTGTTGCTTTGAGACTTGCTCCTCCATCCATTGGGACAACTACAGCACCCTTAATAGCTGTAATTATTCCGTTGACTGCTGTTGTCACTTTTGTTTCTGCATCGCTTTGTATATTATCAACTATTGCCTTTGTAATTGCCTGTATCATTGCAAGGCTTCCGGCTTTTGCTTCTGCTTCTGCACTTGCTGGTATCCCATCAGGAAACGCAATATTAAGTTTTGCTTTTGTAAAACTGTTGTAATAATCATTGTTTGCGTTTGTTGAAATAGTTTCAATATTTAATGCCATTGTTGATCCTATTGATTATTATTTGAGATAAATCCTGTTTTGTTTGCTATTGCCTGTTGTGCAAGTGTTACAATTGATGGTTGTATCGGTGCTGGCACTCCAAGATTTCCCATACTGAATATTGTTGCGTTGTCTATAATCCAGTCCAACATCGGTTTCAATACTACATACTCACCGTTTATTTTTACACCTTCAGAACTTAATTCAAGGATGTTTTTGTTTGCATCAGATATTTTTATTGTCTTTGCAGTTTCATCCATCACTATTGATTGATCTATTTCGCTTCCATCATCTTTATTTTGAATGAGTGAAATTGTTTTATTGACTGAATCTATTTTTACAAATTGAATGATTTTATTGTCAACATTTTTTTGATTGAGTGTCAAACTTCCATTAAATCCAAAGGTTGTATTCCCGTTCCCGTCTGTCCCAAGTAAATCAATAGTTATATTACCTGTTCCTCCGGTGTTTTTCTTTTCATCATCTTTTGGAAGTCCCGTAATAAAAAGTTTGAATTCTCCTTTTCCATTATTTTCATAGGCATAAACATAATCATCGGTTTCATATTTTTCTACTTGGCGGTCAAGATTATTTTCATCAATGCGTAAAAAATTCTCCTGATTAATAATTGCTAAACTGTCTATGGCTCCTTCTACCAATGGTTGTTTTATATTTCCATTAATGTACGTAATTTTTAATTTTTCCCCTACGGTTATTAGTTTCAATGTTTCAATGTTATTTTGCGTAACTTTTTCATAAACAAACGGTCTTGGAAATTTTTTCTTGCCCTCTCTTGGTGAACTTACTGAAAATGATAATGATACGTTTGCTGGTGCATGCTGTATCCTTGCGTAATCGTCAAATAAAACTAACGTCTCCGGCTGCAATATTTTTGTTGTCGGATCTCGTAGAATAATAAAATTCCCCGTACGTGGAAATGCATATTGTATCGGATCGTTTGCTGGATATTGCATAAATGGTGACACATATCCGGGTTCTATTGGTGGAAGATTATGTATCATCTTGTCTGTCCATATTTTGCTGTAAAAATTGCGTTTGCTTTTATATTTGCCGCTTTATTAAAGTTTCGTAAAACGTAATATGTACCTATTTCATCTTCGTTCTGTCCGTTGGATATTGCAAGCGTTGTTGTCCACTGTCCTCCAAATTGATAGGATTGTTGCACTCCGTTTACGTAATAGTCCATTCCTTTACTTGGTGTTCGCTCTCTATTTGAATTTGTTACCATACCTCTTGACCATTCATCTGGTAAATGTATCTTACTCCCGACAAAAATAAAATCTCCTTTTACCCTTGCAATCCCGCTTTCTAATATGTGAGCATATCTACTCCATCTCCATATTCGATCACGTTTTTGAATAACCTGTTTTTCAATTTCCGATTTATTACTTGTTGATTTTTTAATTCCAAATGGCAATGGCAAAAGATTTTTTATTGTGAGGAATTTATCTGAGAATAATCCTTCGGATATTGTTTTTCTTGTGTCCGTGAATGGATTACTTTGAATTTGATCCATTGCTGTTTCTGTCCAATAGTCTTTGAATGGTGGTATCATCCGGGAATTGCTTTGAAGTTCTCTGAGTCCAAATAACCGTATCATTTCTGAGTCAATCAAAGGAAAATATCCTCCATATCGCGCTGCTTGTGTAGCTGCTACTGGATCATTTACTGATACACTCTTAAACATTGTCATCACATCTAAATCAGATACGCCAACATCAAATTGAAGTATATCCTTCCCGTTTATTTCTGTTATAACTCCTTTTACCGGGCAAGTTAAATTTTCCCAAGAAGTAATTTTTTCAGAAAGCATTGGAACTGAATTCTTTAGCCAGTATGATTTTTCTCTTAATCGTATTTGGTCTTTGCTTGGTGTTAATCCATCAAATGATATTGGATTACCCTCGCTGTCAATTTCATAATCTCTATCAAATGGCTTTGGCCGTAAAAATAAACATGGTGCATCACTCCCTTTCGTGTTGTATTTTTTGGGAACTGTATCAATCCATAAATCATAAAATGATGGGTCAATACATTGTGACATGTAGGCAAGTATTTTTCCGCTGTATTGTGCAAGCGTATTATCGTATAATTTATCTTCTTTTCTATTTACTAAATTTGTCAAAAATAAACCTGACGATGTTTGCAATCCCGCTACCGTATTTTGAATTTGTGCCGATGGCATATTATTTAATATCCAAAATATTGCCTGCGCTGGATAACTATCTGCAAAGATATTGTCTTTGTCATTGTTAATAAGTCCGCGAGTCCATCCTAAAAAATTTGTTGCTTGTTCTCCAAGTATTTTTAATACCTCTGGATTGCTGGAAAGTTCTGGAGCGTTGGCGATGCTGTCTTCTAAAAATAGTTTTGTTGCATCTCGTCCCTCTATTACTATTGATCGTCCTACATTTTGTCCATTGGTTATTCGTGATTTATAAACCTTATCTACAAATCCGTACATAATTGTTTGATTGTTCATTCCAATTATTACATTATCCATTGGACGTATTGATCTATAAATAAAACTTTCCCAGTTATCCTTCGTAACTTTTCCGTCCAATGATCCTTGTTTTGATAAGATTTCTGCGGGAACAAGTTTTACAGAGAATGTCCCTGCGCTAGTGTCAATTCGTTTACTTGTGCTAAAGGATAAAACGTATTGACTTAGGTCTTGCTCGTTTGCTACTGCAGACAAGTTTTTGAATAATGGCTGTGGTTTCCTATGTTCAAAGTTTTCAGGCATTATCTTCCTGTATCATATTGTTTCATTAATGAAACATCTCTTGCTCCTGCCCATCTATCTTTAATAATATCTGGTTTAGCAATAGCAAGATTTATAAATTTTTGAAGTTCGTTTATTGCTTCTGATAATTCTGTTTTCATCATAGTTATTGTCTTTGTGTTTGTCGCAAAAGTATTTCCAAGAAGTTGGAATTCTACATTAAAATCTGTTACCCATTTAACTTGTCCCATTCCTGCCCCAATATTTGATTGAGCAACTGTTTGTGCTCCTATTTCTCCAGCGGTTAATGCTCGTCTTCCCATTGTAAGTGCTTCATCTCTCTGTGTATTGGTTGTTCTCCCAAAAATATCTACATCGTTTCCTGAAGCTATCTTAAACGATCCCGATTCCATTTCATCTGAAAATTTTTTAATATCTTGAGATGACAATGTTGTTGTGCTCATTAAATATTGTTGTGCAACAGATTTATTCCTTAAATATCCAGTATCAAGAAGTGCTTGCATATTTTTAGGATTCGCAAGTCCCTCTCTCATTTGCAATTGAACTTCATTAAATGTTGCATTCGGATTTTGTTGTTTTATTGCTCGGAATAATAGTGCTTCCTGTGCATTACTTGACGATGTTACCATTCCCGATAACGCATTTATTTTTGATAGTCCGGCTTCTCCCAATTTCCCAAATTCACTTTCATTTTCAAATAAATTTGTTGGAAGGTTTGCAAGATAGTTCATACTTTTTGCAATACTTGCAGGATCGGAAAATGCACTAGATGACATTTGTTGAATTGATAGAATCCCTTTTACCAATTCTGATTCTCGTCCGGCTCCCTCCATTCCCGTACGTGAACGAATTGCATCAAATCCTTTTATGCCAATATCTCTTTTTGTAAATTTATATTGTCCTGCAATTGGTGCTATTTCGGCAAATGGAATTCTATCACGTCCAGCTAATATTCTTGCTTCTGAAAACGCTCCAATATCATTCCCCCCTCGTATTCTTCCAAATTCATTTTGTGCTATTGCTTGTTGAATCTGACTTTCATCAAGTCCTAAAAATCCAGCTTCACCGATATTTTTGAATCTTCGTAAATTTGCACTTGCAGTCTGTGCTTGATTTGCAATTGCAACATTTTGTTGTGTCTTTGTCCATGCAGAATTAAATTTCTTTTGCTCTACTTCGGTTCCAGTATTTGCAATAGATGCCCATGTTGATCCAAGTCCTCCTCCAATTTGACTTCCTGCATACATTGCTCCCATTCCCGCTAATAATGACATTCCCCCAGTTGCTGGTGCAAGTGCCCATGATGCTGCAAGTCCTATTCCTCCTCCAAGTGCTGATCCTATTCCTTGTCCTAATATTGAACGCTGTCCCATTTCTCTGCCGTATAAAGCATTTGCCATTCCTGCGGGACTGTCTAAATTAAAACTTGTTCTATTAAGGTGGTAAAGTTGCCCTGCTGATTGAGCAACTTGCAATACGGCTCCTACTGCTGCCATGAAATAGGATGGGAGTCCCCCTTGTGCTTTTTTTGATTTTTCTGAAAATTCTGTAAGTGAATCGGAAAATTCTTGAATTGATCTTGCACTGGCAATCGATGTTTTTACTAATCGATCTTGTTTATTGGAAAGTTCGTCTAGTGCTGCTTGCTGTTGCTCGGCGGGAAGTTTACCAATTCGTTCTTTTTCGCTTTCAAGTTCTGATAAGCCTCTGGTCAATCCTGAACTGTATCGTGATCGAATACGTGAAAGTAAATCCTGTGATACGGATGTAAACGCTCCTTTTTCATCCGTTCCAAGTGTCCCCTTTTTTAATTCTGAAATATTTGCTCGTAAAAGTTCTGTGCTTCCGTATGATTCTACATTCATTACAGAAAATGAAAATGGATTGTCAACGGCTCTTGGTTTTCTTCCGCTTATCAATCCCTCGGATTGTGCTTTGTATATTGCTCGTGCTCTTTCTAACCGCTCTCTATCTGTTACTGCAATAATTTCTGGTCTTCCGGCTAACCCTTCTTTTTCAATTTCGGCTGAAATACTTTCAATACGTCCGTACTTTGCTTCAACTTGGGATTGTAATTGTGTTTTGAGATTACTTTTTCTGGTTAACGCAAATCGTTCTACCGATGATTCATAATCTCTGGTAGCTGATTCCATCTGTTGTACTCGTTGCCGTAATCTTTGTGCAAGATTATCCATTCCTTGGCTGGCGTTATCAGTAAAGTTTGCCTGTATGTCAATTCCAACTTTTTCCATTACTTTTTTGTCCCAAGGATAGCATTGATTTCATCAGCTAATTTTTGACGTTCATCTGTTGCAGTTTTTACTGGCTCTAAAACAAGTTTTTTTGCAAGGTCATTTGATGCCTTATCAAAAGTTTCAAATTTCTCAATGTAATCTCTGGCTTTAATATCAGCTAAGTCCTGCAATATTTCTTCCATTGTTGCATTGATAAATCTTGGATCGGTTGCTGAGTAGTTGTAAAAATTTTTCCAAACAAAAATTATTGTTTTGTTCCGTTCAACTTCTTCTTGAAAATCTTTAGAGAGAATTCTTTCTTTATCACTTGTTAGATTCAGTACTTGGTACAGTTTCGCTTCCCTCTGCCTTTTGGGGATTACGAAAGAACTCCTTTTGTTTCCGGTACTCTGCTACAAGTTTATCAAATTGATCATCTGTTAATTGATCCAACACAAATTTATCCGGGGCTTTTGTGAGAGTTTTTTTCATCTCAACATATGTCTGTCGGTAAATAAGTTCAAGATTTGCATTCAAGAAAATATCTTTTTCGATTGGGTTCTGGCTTCCTTCGTACGATCGTACTCGGGCTTCAAGGTCAATTAGTTGTCCTATACCTCCACAAACATTAGCAAGTTCATCTCTGCGTTTGAACAACTGTGTTGCCGGGTATTCTCCAAGTGCTTCAAATGTTCCAATGCCTTCTACTGTAAACGTGAATGTCTTTTTCGGTTCCATGGTCTGTATTCCTTTTTTATGTGTAAAAAATAAATCCGTAACCGTGCCGTATTTATCGGTCAACGGCTACGGATCGTATGATCTGTTATTATGCTACGTCTGCAGGATAATTTGCAGATTGGTTCAACATCTTCCATTGTTCTCCGTTCAAGTGTTCGCGGAATATAACATCAACATTCAACATTTTCTGTTGGTTGACTGCTGCACCGCTTCCCTGATTAACAATTCTTACTCCAAGAAATGCATTCAAAACTACTGGGGTTGCCACTCCGTTGACAATGGTTGTCATTGGATGGTCATCTCCAGTCATTTCAAGGATGGTCATTTCTTGCTGTTCTGCCAATGTCTTGGCAGTTGGGAGTTGATCGTTTGCCATGAGATTGAATACTACGTCAATACGTCCCGATCCCAATTCCTGCCGTCCGTAGTTTGTTTCTTGAACAAATCTTTTATTGATTTCATCGGCTTGTGTTACCGGGGTTGCTACAGAGTAATTGAAATTGTTTCCCCGTGCCGCAATGTCTACGGGTTGAACTGTACTACCGTTGACAACCGATCCTTTGATGAAAACAACTTTCAGGGCAGTACCATTGTACCCGCCCTGATATGTTGCTTGATTATTTACTGTGATTTTATTCATGATAATAATTCCTTTTTGATTAATTAATCAACAATGATTGTGTTAATGAGTCCGATAAAGTCCGTTACTCCCGGCAATGTGATTGTTCGTTCAACTGTCCATGCGTTTCCAGTTCGTGTAATGCTTTGAATCTGATATGATGTAATGTATTGCAACTGGTTTTGTTCGGTCTCACTTGCTTGAACAATCGCACTGGAAAGTATTTCTCTTGTTACTCCATCGGCTCCAACAAATTGATCCAGTAATTCTAACATCAAACGTAAATCAAAGTCTGCCAAATCTCTAAGTGTTACAAGATAGGTCATCTTTGTATCGGTGTTGAATGTTGTTGCGTGGTCTTGATAGGTAGTAAGTCCCTGTGCAAGTTTGAATCCTGTTGGTGTCATCTTGATTGCCATTACTCCGTTTACGCATAATGTATCAAGTGCTGCATCTTCCTGATAATATGCTTTCTCTACCGTGGTAGCTACCAATAAATCATTGGTCTGGTTATGAGTAATTGCGTTGCTGATTCTGATACCAAATATTTCTGGTGACATTGATAGATATGCCGCATTGCCGTCTAATCCAACTTGTGCAAGTTGAATAGCATCACTGTTTAATGCTTTTGCTCTTGTTATTGGGCTTGCTGCATCGCTTGTTGCCAATAGATAATCTCCCAATGCACATCCTGCAATCAAGGCAATTGGTTTACTGACACCTCTCATTGTAGTTGCAAGTGTCGCAAATGATGCGTGGTTTGCTGCATCGCTTGTAATGAGATTCAATACTCTTATATACTTTTTATTGACAAGCGCAAATTCTTCATTCCATCGTTGGAAGTTTTCTGTAATCGCTTCCCAATCGCTTGCTGTTGCTGCCGGACTGGTTGCTTTTGTCGCCGATGTAATATTCTGGAAATTTGTTTTTGCAAGTGTTACTGGCATAACCGTAACTCCTGCTGCAACTACTACGCTTGCATATTTTGATGTTGCGTAAAATGCTTCAACAAGTGCCGGTGTGGTCAATGCTTCGGATACTTCCTGATTGTCCGTATCTTCTTGATAGATACGTGCATAGTCTGCAATCAAAGCTGTCACTGCAATTGCTACCGTAACAGTAATTGTTTTTGCAACTGAATCTTTGCTTTCAATTACTTTTGATACTGGGGCTGCGTATGTATTGGTGTTAATGTAAATTGTATCTCCCACATTCAATCGATCTATTACATCTGCGCTTGCTACCGAGAATGTTTTTCCTGTTCCACTATTTGCCGTAAGAAGTGTTACGTTCTTCACTGGAATAATAGTGTGAATACTTGTTGCAATCGTAAGTGATGTATCGTTTGCTTTCACTCCATATTGTTTCAATGTTGTATTGAGTGTTAACGCTGTCACTGGTGTTACGTTTGCAATCGTTCCTCCTGACATCGCTGTCAATGGATTAACGTTGATTGTGTACACTGATCCGGCTCCAGTTTTCTTTGCATATTTGAGAGCTGTAACGATGTTTGAATCTCCTTCATCGCCAAAATATGCTTTTGCTGCTCCGGTATCTGAGAATGGTAAAATGAATTCATCTGCCGTAAGTGCTGGCGGTGTTCCGATGCCATTTAAATACGGGATACCTGAGATTCCTGTACCGATAATGCAACCTACGTTGAAGATCGGGATTGTGCTACCTCCTTGATTTATTACCTCGGTTATTGCAAAGGCTCCGGGCACATTATAAACTACTCCACCTAATGTTAATGACATGATCATGTCTCCTTATGATAATTATAATTAAGTTGTTATTCGGCTCATGCATTGGTTATAAATATCTTCCCATGCATTTATTGTTTTTTCTGTTTCGGTATCTTTTGCTTCGCGTAAGAATTGTTCAACCCTTACTTTCCGTCCTGGTGTCAATTTTTTAATGACAACAAAAGTTCCAAGATTTATTTTTGGTTCTTCTTCTTTCTGAATAATCTTAGAATTCTTTTTTGAATTTGTAGTAATTTCGTCTTCCATTATTATACCTCGTATGTTGTTGTAATTGATTGAAGGGGAAGTTTTGTGATTGCATTCCCAATTTGTAATTGATTCTGAATATCAAGTGCTATAGTCATCATTCCAGTAAGTAGGTTTGCTCCATTCTCTGGCATTGCTTGTCCGTCTCCCCCCATAATAAATGATACCGATTGGATATTATTATTTCCCATCTTCATAATGTAATGAAACATGATTGGTCTCATTACTCTCATGATATTGGTGAAATTATCCCTACGTAATGGATCGGCTGTGCATATCCATTCAATTGTAATAACATCTTTATCAATTACTCCGTTTACTAAGTCATGTCCATCTGTTCCAAAACGCTGCGAAAAACTTTGGTTTGCTAATTGCCCGGCTCCGCGTGAAACAACAATCTGAAATCCCGTGTCATCTGGTTTCATCGGTGAATAATTTCTTTGAATATTTATGTTTAACGGTACTTCTGGTTTTGTTCCCACATAACTATTCAAAGAATCAATCACTTTTTTCACTGCATTATAGACGATGCTTTTCCCATCAATGACATTGATTGCAAAGTTTGGATTGGCAGTTCCACTTGCAGAAATGATTGTTGATAATTCATTGTCTATCAAATTTTTAATAACGGCTTTATAATAATACGGAATAGTATTTTTTACAGTTAAGTCATAGAATGATCGATAATTTATCGTTTGAGGAATTTCTTGAAATACAAATAATCCTAATTGTTTTAATTGCTCGTTGGTAAGAGTGCCGGCAAAGTACTTTGCTATATCGCTGTCTTCTGGTGCAGAATTAGCTTTCTTGAAAATATACAGTTTCCAAGATGCTGGCATTGGCGTAGGATATTCCCATTCTAAAATGAGTGATCCTCCAAAGGGGTCTGCTGTTATGGTAAATGATGTAATCGGATTAACCACAAAAGTATGAAATTAAAAAGTAGGATTAAAAAAATATCGTTTGTCATCAAATTGTGACAAACAAATATAATTTTCTTGGAGTGTAGAAATTAGGTTAGTTTTGTTATTTTAAGAAATGCCTGTTCTTCCAAAAGAATCTTTGATAACCTTTGCAATTGCTTCTTGAAACTGAGGTTTTATTATGTTTGCGGTATTTTCTGCGATGTGGCTTGCCCTAATTCCTGGATGTATCCAGCTATCAGCGGGACTATTTTCACTCATTACTCTGAATGAAATATATTCGCTAGTCTTGCCTTGATTATCTACCATTCGTACTATTCCTTCAAACTTTGATGCTTTCCAATTATAGTTTACTCCTGATGCGAATGCTGATCCGGCTCGATAATAGGTCATTACTCCTTTTTGCCCTTGACGTTCTTGTGCAAATTTATCATAATTAACGGAAAATATTTTTCTTTCCCGTCCGTAGTTTCCCATATCTGAAGTATGTTCGCCCCATTTATATTTTCTGGGATCGATCGCCGTTGGAACTTGTCTGCGGGACGGTGCTAATGATTCTACTTCTTTGCCAAGTCCTGCTGCATTTAATGATTCTTTTGAATGAGTAAATGGAATAATAAGATATTTCCCATTTTTGCCTTGTTTTACTTTACTGGAAGTCAATAACATTTTCTTCATATCGTATGGTTTTGTTCCATACTCTATGTAAAATGCAAAATCTTCTTGGTTTTCTATTCTTGCGTGAAACGGATTTCCATCGAATGGATATTGTGGCGTGTTATCTAATCCGGCAATATATTTTGTTGGATTTTTTAATGATAAATTTGCTTCATTGTGCCATGTCTTTAGCGCAACTTCTGAAAAGTGCCGTACTACTATTTGTAATTGATCTTGGAATTGTTCATTTCCTTTTTCAAGAAATGACAAAACTGATAAGTCGGTATTGATTCGGAATGTTGGGATTAACATTTTTATTCAAACGGAATAAATGGAACACCGTAAAAACTTTTTGCTCCCCAAAAAAATTTTTCCTTTAAGTCGTATGATTCAGCTTTTAAGGGTTCATTTTCTTTTAGGGTTGCGTATTCTTTTGCTTTTCTCTTTCGCTCTTTGTCACGGCTCTGCAATTCTTTTACTGCATCTTCAATGAAGTCTAAACGTTTTTCTGTATTGCTCCATTTATTTTTTGACAAATTGGATATGAGTAACCAAAAACATTCATCATTGTATGCTGAAGGTTCTTCAAATATCATGGGAGCTGTACATATTTTTGTTTCTACAAAATTCCCTTTTTTGTCGTACTCGGTTACAATGATTGACGGCAAATAATTCAATTCCTCGTTGCTCTGTCCGGTATAACTATGTTTTGATTTTTGGATTGCCGGGTGTGAATTAAAATGCAGTGATCCAAAATTATGCTTTGGTAAAGATTTTATAATTTCGCAATTAAAATCTTCTGCTCGCTGAATTAGGCTTTTGATTATTTTATTATCTTTGACCCCAAGATTTTCAGAGAGATAATTTTTAAGTAAGACTGAAAGATTTGACTGTTGCGGTTTTTTGAAGGATAAACTTTCCATTGACTTCTCCGTTAATTTTATGAGATTAAATTACACATTTTAATTTGACAAATCAATATTACACATTATCATCATAATCTTGGTCAACATAGACTGGATTGTGTCCCATTATTTTTTGATTTGTATCAATCTTATCTAATGGGTTTGGAGAGTCATTGAAAAATGCTCGTTTCACACATAATACTACTTTTGATAAATCATTGTCGCTTGTTCCTCGTGGCTTTGGAGCATTATCCCATACTACATAGTTTGGCGAACAAGTAAATTCTATTCCGTATTTTTCTCCTTCGGCTGGATGTTTCCCATCTACCGTCCAAATAATTTCAATATTTGATTTTACATTAATGCTTGAATTGTTTTCGGCAAATGTAATTGGGTAAGGCTGGCCTCCGGCTGGTATAACTCCAACTTGTCCTTCTCCAATTGGATAAAGTTGGTTTGCAATTACCGTATATTCTATTCCGTCTATTTTTATAACATAGTCGGTTCCATAATAATATGTTACTTCTTGGCTGTTTGCATCAACGGCTGTAACTGAAAGAATTGTTTTTATATCAAATGCAAATACTTTGTCTCGTATTCCTTTTGTGAGTACGTCAAAGTCTCGGATTGGTTTATTTAATGCTACTAAAACATCACCTTTGAAAATATTATCAAAAATTGGAAGTCTTACAAATGCACTATTGACATACTTTGTTGGTGGAATTTGAAGTTTGCATCCTCCTTTATATATCCGTCCGTTATCTGAATTGGTTATAAATAAATTAATTGATGTTCTTACTAAGTCAACTGCTACTTGCGCTTCGTAGTAATATCCAAAGATTGCTCCGGTATTTGTTTTATTCAATCCTTCTCGGAGTGCGGGGCTTTGTCTTGCCTGGAACCAAAGGAACGGCGTTGAAAATTCCTGAAACATATCCTCGTTATCGTATTCATCCCAAATTATTCCCATGGTAGTTTCCTTTAGGCAATTGCCATGTCAATCATAGTTCCGTATTTCATTTTTATATCAGCAACCCATTGTTTTTCTTCTTCTTTGAATTCTTTCAACATTGCAGCAATACCGCTGGTTTGACTTTTACTTACTCCATCCATAGATTTTGATGAACTTGTTATTCTTACCGAAGGATCGATAATTGGTAACAATCGAATAAGTGTATTTCGGCTTATTGCTTGCCGAATACTTTCTTTCATTGATTGGTCAAGTGTAATAAAATTTAATCCATAGGTATATGTATAATGAAATAGGCTTGGTATTACTGACCCCGTATTAAATGCTGCGGTCAATGCTAATGCATTGATATTCATCATCAACACCTGGTAGAAAGTTCCCGATGTGCTAATTGGAAGGAATTGAAGTGTTCCCATCTTTTGATCTACAATAATAAAATTCTTTATCTCTGTTATGAGATCCACTTCCTGCGCTCCGTAAACAAGTTTGAATGATTCTAAAGATATTACCGGACGGTTGTATGGCTGTTGTAACCAATATTCATTTTGGAATATTTGTGAATAATAATCCGATTTTATTGTTTCTTGTTTCGTAAAAAATGTGAGTTTAGTTGTAAGTTCTAAATTCCCCTGAGATGCCATAAGCCAACGTGATATATCATTGCGATTGGAGGCAATATACGTATCAATGGCCTGTTTGTATTGTGCATCTAACTTTTCATTTTTCATTACGTAGTTATCAAGGAAAAAAGATATTGGCACTATTTGTGGTTCTTGACTTGTTGCTCCTGCGTATGATACAAGTTCTAAATCCTGTGGTGTATATGCTGAATTAACATTTTGAGTTACTCCATCGGATATTTTTATTACATCCCAAAATGCTCTTAAATATCCGATTGGAAGTGTTGGCAAGAATAATATTTCAATATAATATTGATTAAGTGTTGTATCAAATATTGCCGTTTTATCTTGAATGTCTGCGTTTGTAGAATCTTTTGCAAAGTTTCCCGCTTCATCGAATATACTTACCGTTACCGTAAAAAGATTTTCGATAAAATTTGCATCTTCAAGATAAATTCGATTTGTATTTTCCCGGATTACTTGTTTCATTATTAGGCTTTCGTTGAATCGGCTGGTTTGTTTTGTGGTAACGCTAAATTTTGAACTTTCTGCAAATATGCAGCAATCAATTGTTGAAGTAAAGGACTGGCTGTTGAAAATACCTTACTTAACATTGCATATCCGATTGTAAAATAAAATAGAGTCATCATTTCTGCCGGAATAGAATAGGTCGTTGGTGCATATAATTTCACCCATGCCATTGCTACTATCTCAAACAAGGCGTACGTTCCAAGTATTCTACTAAAACTTGGTTTCCCTCCGTTGCCGTCTTCCTCTGAAAGAGATTTTGCAAAAAATACAACAACTGTTTTTATAACATCATACACATCTGCAATTGCCTTTATTACTCCATTATTTTTCCCCGCTAAGAACGAAAGAAAAATTGATAAAATAATAATAATATAGTTTGAATACTGATTCCAAAATAAATGAAGATTTTCCATAATTATGCTCCTTCAAAAAATGACTTAAAGATACTTCCAATATCATCAATATTAAATGGCTTTCCTATCATAACTACCCATCCGTTAGAAACTATTCTTTGTATGTCGTTGTAGTTTGGGAAACCCGTCAATACGATAATTGGAATTGATTTATTTGTTTCTCGGATTGTTTTTATTAATTCAATGCCGTCCATCCTTGGCATTCTTAAATCAGTGATAATAAGGTCAATATCACTATTGCTCTCAAAAAGTGTTAATGCTTTAATTCCATCTCCACCCTCTAGAACCGCACATCCATTGTCTTCAAAATAACCTTTAAGGACTGATCTTGTTAAATCTTCGTCCTCTACTATCAGTATTTTTCTTGGTTCCCCTAATGTGCGTTTGATTTTTGCTATTGCTTGATCGTACGCGCTCATTATCCCATCCTATTTTATTTTTTCTCGGACTTCCTTCATTTCATCCTTGGTTGCAAACTCTTTATAAGAATGTTCTTTTAATGAGTTTATAGCTTCCAAAATATTACGTTCCATTTCGTGGATTTTGTCTTGATAGTGTACTTTAGTATCACCGTTTTGACTAATAACGGTTTTTTCAAATCCATTCAATTTTTCTGTAAGTTTTTCTACTCGGTCATTGTATTTATCTTCATTTTCCGTTATTCTTGTTTCCATATCGGAAAATTTCTGATCTGTTTTTTTTGAATTTGTTTTTAGGAACCATACTACCGTTGCAATTAATCCAAGTAGCAATATCCAGACGGCTCCTTGGAAAGTAGGGAAGTCGGCAATTGATTGAGACTGCTGGCTTGGCAATTGCAATAGAAAAAATAATGTCACATAGTCAATTAAAAACAAAACAATCTTCATTTGATTTCCATTTTTGATTGTGTAATAAATAATTATGGTTTAATGTACAGATAGTTAAAGATGCCTGCGCTTTTTGGCACTCCTCCTGCATGATATGCTGACCTTGTAATTGTAATTGCTCCTCCTCCAGCTTTTACAACTCCAGAGTATTGAAATCCCGTATCTGCTGTTGCTGAGTATGCTGGGTATGCCGGCGTTACTATAACTGCACCTCCAACGATTGCGCCTGTAACTGTTATTTCCTTTGTAAGGTTGGTTGTTGCAAATGAATCAAGTCCTGCTTTTACTTTTGATAAAGCAAGGTATGCTGTTGATGCATTTTCTTTACTAAGAAATATCGTTGCGCTATCGGGCATGATTGATTCATAGTTGTAAGTCATACCTGAAACTTTTTTCAATCCCTCGTTGGTATTAATAGATAATCCCTGGGAGAAAGAAAATTGAATTGCTAAGATAGATAAAACGATTATATTTTTCATTGTAGTTTTCCTTCTAAATATTACTGGTTTGGTAAAAGATTTTTTTCTTTCAAGGTAGCGGTCAATGCTTCCTCTGTTACGTCTTTTGTTTCGATGCCGTTTTCTTTTGCAATGAGTTTCAATTGTTTGAAGGTCAATTTTTTGTTTTCATCCTGCAATTTTTCGGATGCTTTCTTTTTATTCTCGTCCAACTGTTCTTCAGTGTATTTATCGCCGGGATTTAATCCAGGAAAGGCTGTATCGAATTTTTCAGGATCATACCCAGCAATAGCATATTCTTCTCGTGTTGGGACAATTAGAATTTTGGGGCTTTGATCTTGCGGGGTTTCTTTGATTGCATTAACTACTGGATATTTGAGTGCTATGAGAATATCTGCTTGTTTGCCATGAACGGTTGCAAGTCCATTGACAAACGGGATATCTCCGGCTGATGTGTGAACCGGGGATTTGAATCCTTTAGGCAATGAAAATGTTAATGTTCCTGTTTGCGATGCATTGATTTTTTCAATTTCTTTTTTTTCGGCGGTGGTTGGCTCCCCGATGTCTTTCAATTTTAATTGCTGTAGTGCTTCAATTACCGGAAGTGTTTCTTCGGTATGCGGAATCGCAAATATTCCGGGTCGATTAAATTCATCTGTAACAAAATCAATTTTTCCCTTTGATGTGTTCAATGATCCGTCTGTTCTTTTGGGGTGCTGAAAATAATGTTTCATAACTTTCCCTTTTCTCTTTATGGTTTGAATAAAAAAAGGTAGAAGGGTTTTTGTCCTTCTACCTTCTGGATGGTGTTAATATGAATATTTTAATTATGGTGTTGTATTTGGAGTTAACTTCATGTCGGTTCCTACTCCACCAAAATATGCTCTCCAAGTAGGCACATATCCGTTACCCCAATATTTGCCTGTAACCATAACGGCAAGTTGTGGAAACGTAGTGTATGCTGATACATCGATTTTAATATTGACATGTCGCGTTCCAATACTGTCAACTCCTGCATATAATGAGTCTACCCAAACTTTGAAATAATCTTTCCCTAAAGTTCCACTTGCAATATTATTCCCATACAATAAGAAAACATTTGCGCGTATGGAATCATTTGTTTGTTTTGCGGAAACTGCAACGTAGGCTTTTGTAAAATAATTTACCTGAGATGCGGCCGCTCCCGTCCGGGAATAGTTCCAAAGAACAACTGGTTGACTTGTTTTTGATCCTGCATCGGCAAGGGCTGAGTCTATGGCCATTGCGGTATATTTCTGATTCCATTGTGCTGTTTGCGATTGAGCGTTTCCGCTCTCAGGCAATGTAGCAACCAATGACACCATAAATATAATGATCGATAAAATTTTCGTGAATTTCATTTTCGTGTTCCTTCGTAGATTGTGATTGAAAGAAGTAAAGCCCTAACCTTATGGGTTAGGGGTTGAACCGATATTTTTGTAAACAACTACTCGTTTTGGATTGTATACCAAAAGTGCAGTATACATTCGTTGTAACCAACGTACGCTATCAGCTACGTTTGCAAGCGGGAATCTCATTACATCCATCAATTGATGCAATGCACATACCTGGTCTGTGTCCCATTCAATAAGGAATGCACAACTGGTGTTTGGTAACCATGCACCGTCATCCGATGCTGTTCCGATTGCTGCAGTGAACAAATAACGATAATCCGTATCGGCGGTCAATGTAGAATCCCGGCGGTACACTTCAAATGCTGTTGCAACTGCTCCTGCTGGGCTT